ATGTAGTTACAGTGTAGTTGAGGTGCGTTTTATATGAAAAAACCCTTTAAAAACAAGCGCTTTTAAAGGGTTTTGTGTGGTGGAGCGGGGGGGAATCGAACCCCCCAGCTAAACCTCTACAGCCCCCTGTTTATGGCAATCTGTTATTTCGAGTGCCAGATCGGTGCCATATCGTTCGCTTTTTCCTTTTCTGTTTTCTCGTATGCTTCGATAAAACTGCCGTAATGTCGGAAGATCATTTCCGTATTTTTATGGCCCATCCAGTTCGCTATTTTCCATAAATGCACTTCTTGTGAAATATGCTTAGTAGCGAAAGTGTGGCGCAATTGATAAGGGTAACGATAGCGAACACCTGCCGCTTTTAATATTCTTGTCTGCCATCTATGCTTTCTGAAACTTTCATGTTCCCACTGTTTGCCCTGATCATTAAGGAAAACATATTCGCTATGTAGGAAGGTTAATTCTTTTTGTCGCTTGAGTGCGGTCAGTGCTTCATCGTTTAACGGAATAAAACGTTTATTTTTGGTCTTGGTCGGTTTGGTGATGCCTTGAGAATATGACTCAACAATTTTCACTTGCTCATGTACAAAGTCTACATCAACCCATTTTAGCGCGGGCCATTCAGCGGAGCGAACACCAGTATTAACCCAAAATTGTATGATGTTTAATTCTGCCGGTTTACAGCGCTGATAAATTTCCTCTAGCTCTGTTGGGGTGAATACGTCAATATCATCATCATCTTCGTTACGCGCATCAACAATTTTTTGAGTAATGTATTGATTAGTGTTTACCTGGCGTGATGGATTGAATTGTATTACCTGGTCAGTCACGGCTTGATCTAAAGCAAGATCAAGCACACTTTTCTGATTAGTGATGGTTTTTTGCTTAACGGTTTTGTTTCGCTCTTTGATCCAATTGGCTATTTCTTTCGGTGTGATCTTGGCAACCAAGAGATCATGCAAAGGTTTAAGGGCGTTTTTGCCCTTGATATAACCTTCGATAGTGGTGTGGGAAAGTTTACGAACCGTTTCGCCCTGGTGGATAAGCTCTTCTATATAAGAGAGGACGGTTGTTTTACTTGTTGCTACGCCGAATACTTTAAGCTTTGGCGAGTTAGGGAAGTATTCAGCATAGTGAAAGGTTTCGCGTTCTATGTTGTTTCTGATTTCACCAGCCAAGTTACCGGCCCAGGCAATGTTGGCCTTTGTAACATCAAGGGCTAATATCTCACGACACCTAACCCCTTTGTAGAAAAAATCAACCCGTATTGATTGACTCTTGGCATTCTCACGAACCGTTATGCCGCTCGGAAGCCTCCCCCATTTCTTACCCATTCTTCAACTTCCCTCAAATCAACAAAGCGTTCTTTAACGTTTTTAACTTTGTAAACATGCGTACCTTCTACCCATACGCCCTTGGTAATACGTGCCTGAACTGCTCTAACATTCTCGCCTGACAGTTCGCAGTATTTTGATAGTGGCACCACTGACAGCATTTTACCATCCCTTCTATAAAATTATTGGATTCAGTTCCCTTTTTGGGAGCTGAATCCGCGTCCGAAAAACCTACTTTTGTTTAAGTTCTTTTCCAATGTACCAGGCGCTAGTTATACTACTAGGCATTTTAGTCACTTCGGATTCGTCAAAGTCTTCGTATATGTCGATACATGCTTGCTCTGATTCACTCATGATCACCTCTACTTATTCGCAATGATTATGAAGTTCGTCTATTTGACTCTGCAGACTATCAACCTTCTTCATAAACGCGCTAACAGCTCTGTCTTCATATTTAACCGATAGCTTTTCTGTAGCTTGTGTTGCAATCGCTTTAATTAAGTCGCGGTTATAAGCAAACATATCCGTAGCATCGCGTTTATCTTTAGTGCTAAAGGCAACAACAGAAACAACATCAGTTGTTCCTTGTATCTCAATCAGGCTCATTAGATTATTGGCGGCAGTGTGAATGTCTTGTGATAATTTTTCTCTTGCGCCCTTTCTGATTCTTTCGTCAATAGTGTTTATTTTGCTCATTACGCAGCTCTCCCTAACTTAACTTTCTTATCTAAATCACTACGAACAAAATCAACGTATTCAGTGATGTTAAAATAACGGGGCGAAAACTCTACAAAGCAGCTAGAAAAATTAACACCTGACTTTTGCGTTACACCGTCAATATCAAGGAAAGGATAGCGGCCATCCGGAACAAAAACGCGACTTGCTTTGTTGCTGATAGTGTCACGCCACCAGCCCGTTGTTCGCTCAAATGGCAATAGCATGACGCTCGTTATTCCTTGCTTGCTGTACCGGTAACACTCGTCAATAAACTCAACTTTGTTATCAAAAGGAGGATTACACCAGACTGCTGATTGCCTAAAAGGGGTGCGAACCGCTTCTATTTTGCTAATGCTTCTTTCGATGTTTGATAAACGGTTGGCCCAATCAACATTAAGCGAGTCTTCTTCAGGGCTAATGAAGTTTGCGCACTTAGCTGTTGCTTTTTCGGCACAAGCGTCAAGAATAAACGCATGACCAGTTAAATGTGCTGCGTGATTATTACAGCGCCAGGTAGTACCCCAGCGGTTTTTTTCTTCACTCTTGGTATTGCTTCTAACTAAAATGGCCACCTTAACCACCAATCACTTGCAGATCATCAACCTGAACGGTCCAACCATTCTTCTTAAACTTGCGCAGTAACATACCGGCATGTGCTTTGGTATCGGCTTTAGGACGAATAGGGGCTTTGCCTAGAACAATCTCGCCATCTTCATCAAGGGTCATTAAACAGCCTCGGCCATCGTCGTTTAAGTAAAGAAAGCAAATCTCTTTATCAGCCATGCCACGGTTAGTAATTTGCATTACCTTTGGGAATAACCACAAGTGATCGCCATTTTGGTTGTACGCTTCGGTCATATCGACTTCACGCAAGCGGTAGGTGATTTCTTTAATGGCTTCTTCAGCTTTGACAATAGAATGGCGGTACTTTTTTATTTCAAGCTTATGTTGTTTCTCACCAGCTAAGTGCTTGGCTATGCGCTCTTGATAGTCTTTGCGCTGATCACGGATTTTTTTAGGTGAGCCAATTTCTTTATATGAAGCAACGGTAAGTATTGCATCATTGAGTTTGATTTCTATTTGAGCCTTTTCTCTGTTGGCTTGTTCAAGTCTTTGCATGTGATTTTTAGCGTTGTCAGATACCATTTGCGCTTTCTTCTCAAAATCTTTTTCTTTTGCTTCATCACGTTTTCTCGCTGCTATTAATTTTTCATTTTCATCGATAACACCGTCTAATCTGTTAGATAAGTTAGATAGTTGAAGCTTCAAGAAGGTGTTTTCTTGCTCGGCTTTATTTAATTCATCAATGATGCTGTTCGACTCTTGTGCGTCAGCTTCATAAGAGGCGATAAGTTGATTAATAGCGTCAGCTAGCACTAATGGTAAGGCTTGTTCAGCGCTCTGTACTGCTTGTTGTGTGTTCATAATTACTCCACCAAGAATTATTATATAAAATTTTGGCACCGCGCATGCAGTGCCGGTTAATCTAATCGTTTACGCTGCAGCTAATACTTCTCTTGATCCGTTAAGGCCAGGCTCAGAAACTACGTCGTTACCCTCAAGTTCTTCAACAATACGGGCGGCTCGGTTATAGCCAATTCTGAACTTGCGCTGAATGCTTGAGATTGAAACGCGACGAGTTTCAGTGACGAACTCGACAACTTCAGGGTAAAGGAAGTCTGGTGTTTCTTCATTGGCACTCTCGACGCTATCGACGGCTACTGGTTGGTTAATAGCGCTAGTTTCATCGTCACTGTTTTGGTCAAAAAAGTTCTTAAGGGCTTCGCAATGATTAACGATTATCTCTAGTTCAACGGCTTCTTCATGCAAGAATAGATCTTCAGCATCACCAGATCCGCCATCCTCTTCAATTTCATAGCTGGTTGATATTTGCTTGATCTTGAACTTCTCAGTTAGCGTGAATGCGACACCATCTTTAGATAAGTTCACTTGTTTGATGCTGTAACCTTCATCGAGCAATGTTTTTACCTGGTCAAGCGGGTAGTCACCTTTAAAGCGCACAACGTCTTTATTTGTATTAGCTAAAACGAGCAAGTCACCTGTGCTAAAACCGGCGAACTGGATACCTTCAAAACGCGCCTGTTCGTCATTCAATGATTCAATCATGTTAGTTGTTAATGAGTTTGATATGCCTGAGCAATGAAGCGTTGCTGTCTCTAACGAGCCAAGCACCTTGATTAAGAATGAAAGCGCCATTTGTGCGTATGCCTCTTTAGCATCGACAATTAGCTTCTGGCTTTTTGTGTGATAATAAAGGCTGAAAAAATTTGTTTCTGGTAATACTTTGGCGCAATACTCGGCAAAAACCTCTTCTGCAACTTTTTGTTGAAGTTCTTCTATCTGAATATCAATAAGATCTTCAATAAGTGTTGCTTCGACTCTTCGGGCCACTTCTTGCGCTAGCGATGCTTTAGGAAGTTTTTTCCAGCTAAAAACAAAGTTGATTTTATAACCATTTTCAAGCTTTACGATGGGGTCGTTAGGGTTAAGACCAAGTTTTGCTGATTGACTTTCAAGTAAAGGTGAGAACATTAAACCTTCTTCTTGTGTGATTTTTTCTTCAATTACTGCGATTACCGGTAACTCTGCTTGAAACACTTGGATATTTTTCATTTTACTGCCTTTGAATTATTTGAATTATTTGAATTATTTGAATTATTTGAATTAATTTAGCCCGTTAGGGGCAGCACTTGCCGGAGTAAACAAGTGCCGCATTGGTGGAACTGGTTAAGCTGCGTCGCTTTCTTGCTCTTCAAGATAAGCATGCTGATTAATAATGTTTAGTAAGTCGGTAAACTCAGAGTTACGAACTCCGTACTCTTCTTTCCAAAAACTAAGTTGACGCAGCATTTCTGATCTGCCGCTTTGAGTTGTGCTGGAAAATCGCGTTGATAGCCGTTGCTTGACGGGTGATTCTTCTTTAATTGGGGCGGCTTCCTTGCCTACGCTAGTTTGCGAATCTTGTTGTGCGGTTAGTCGCTGCTCAGTTGCTTTCGCTGAACCTTCGTTATTAACAGCGTGATTTCCAATTGAGGGGGCTTGTTCTGCTTGTTGTCGTGCAATAACTGCTTGTTGCTGTTGCGCGATAGCATCTTGCTCTGCCTGGGCTTTAGCACGTTCTTCACTGCGAATGCGCTGTTCTTCTGCCGCGGCTCTTGCTTGCACTTCACGTTCAGCTTTTTCCTGGGCTGCTTGCTCCATGCGTAATTGTTCTACACGTTTGCGCTCAGTTTCAGCCTGATCATGCTCTGTTATGCGCATTTTTATTAAGTTGATTAAATCTTCAGTAGGCTTTAACACTAACTGAGCAAAGTCGTTGAATAAAAATTTATGGCTTGACGCATGCGCTGTTAAAGCGGCAATGTTCGCATCAATTAATTTACCGGCCTCGGTTAGCTTTTCTGTTGCTTGCGATAATTCGGTATCAACCGCAGTTTTTAGTGAGTCAACTTTACTTTTGCCTTTCATTACGCTGTCAAAATCAGGGCGGATAGTAATTACTTGAAAGCCAACTTTACCGTTAACCGCTGAAACGCGCTGATCCCACTCAGTTTGAGCGTTGGCTTTTAAGTTTTCTTTTAGTTCAAGTTTTCGCGCTTTAATCTCTTTTTCACCAGCACTAATCGTTTTCTGTAAAACGCTATCAAGTTCAGCCGCCACCAAGTCAAAGTCAGCCAGGCTTGCAAAGCCGTTTTTAACATTTTCGCGTTTTACTTTTAATTCTGCCCTGGCTAATTTGTAATTTTTAATACGAGCATCTTTATCAATAAAATCCTGATCACTTTCAAGAACAATGCTTTTCTCAAAGTTCGCTTTATCTTTAACGGCCATAAGGACTTGCTGTAAATTGGTGGTGATTACAGAACCGGCTACATCACACTGAATCGCCGGTAGGTTTTCCACTTCATTAGCAACTAGTTTTTCTGCTTTTGCTACCACTTCATGATTTGCTAAGTCGATGGCGAACTGCTTCCAACCGGCGATTAACTCTGCTCGACGCTCTGGTACTGACTCGTAGTACATTGAAGCAAAGTTTCCTGTGGTGCCGTCACTGGTGATAAATAATACCTTTTCAGCGCCGGACACTAGCAATTGTTGCTCTAACTGCCAGTAGTGAGCCGGACCTAAGACGTTATTTCTTACGTTTTCAGCAAGCGTTTTGTTAAAAAGCTTATGCTCAAAAACAACGTCTTCCATCATTGTTAAGCCATCAAATGACGCGCCGATCTTCTCGTTTTCTAACAAGCCAGTGACAGGGTAAAAATCACCCACACCATCATCAAGCATGCCCTCAGCGATAGGTCTTGCCATTTCCTCGGTTGCGTGACCTTTATCAAACAGCTTTTGTTGCATTGAGGATACGGGCTTAGATATGCCTGTTTTCTTCATATCAAGCAATTCGTTACGGCTCATGTACGGAGAATCACCCTTCATAGCTGCTGCTTCACTAGCCATGAAGTTTTCTAAGCGAAATTCTAGCCACTGTTGACTGCCTTGCTTTAGCGATAAGATGATCATGAGTCTTCTCCTATTTTAATACTTTCGATGATGGATTGTTTCTCTGGCGTTAGTAGCCCTTTGAATTCAACCGTTTGAATTATTTCGCTTGCCGTTTTCTTTTTCTTCTCGATGAGAGTGCGCCACAGCGGTAAGTTTTTAACAAAGTCAGCGTCAGGGTAGTAATCATCACTAACCTCTTCTGCGGGAGCTGTTGATTGAGCGGGGGTAACATCCTTTTCAATCGGCATATCTTGTTGTTCTTCTGCTACAGCAAGTCCTTTGAGTACGTCGGCAAATTCATCTCTAGCCGCAAAGCCACGAGAGCGCATTTGAAGCATACGTTTAGGGTATTGCGTCCACGGTCCAGCTTTACCCCATAACTTTGCCGCTTCAGCGTCTTTCCTTGAAAAAGAAACTGTCTTTTCTTCATGACCTTTACGCTTAACCTTTGTGTAAGCGGTCATAGTATTTTCATCAAGAGTTTCTTCAAACTTTTCACATAAGGGGGAGGCTAAAACAATCGCTTTTATTGCGTCACCCCATAAAGCCGGTCTGCCATTGATAACTGCAATGTTTTGGATTGCTTGCATTGGGGCTAAGCCAATGTCAGCGCCCATTTGAACAGCAACAAGCACGTTACCTGGCTTGCCTTGAAAATCTTTAGGGACCATTTCACTGTCAGCCATGATTTGAGCCAATTGCATGGCTTCATTTAGGCTTTGAGGTGATAGGTTGAAACTACCGTTGGTTGTCATTTGATTAGACATTACGCTGCGCTCCTTACTTGGGCTTTTGCTTTATAATCGTTGCGGTTGGCACCTTCTTTTTGCATATCAATAGCCGCATTAATTTGTGCTTCCTTGCCATTGGTGGCTTCAACTGCATACACAAGGGAGAATTTCCCCTTTGATTTAGGCGAAAAAGTTACGTTGAATTTTTTCATTAGCTTGCTCCATTCATAGCAGCTTGAGCCGGAAGAATAGATTCAAGCTCTTTTTTTACGCAGCTAAGACGGGACATAGCATCTGAGGCATCTAAATTAACCACACGATTCATGTTTTCTGCTACACAAATTACGCTGATGTAGTTTTCCAAAGGGGCGATATCAACATTGATACCAGCAGCAGTACAAGCTGATGCTAAGGTACAAATTTGCTCTAATAGAGGGTTAATAATTGCAGTTGTGTTCGACATGGTTTACGCTCCGTTTTGTTAGTCCGACAAGCGCTTGCTTATCGGTAGTTAATGGCCCTTTACTCCACCAAGAATCGAGGGCCGTTTTCTTAATGACTATCTCTAGCCAAAATTTTAAACTTCATCTAGTTCCGAACAGCCTTTCTTTCTAGCCATTCGCTAAGTTGAATCTAGAATAGTAGACTTTTAAGTGATTATCAATACATTTAGATAAATAAATCTAATTATTTAGATTTATAGTGGGAGCGGGGTTGTCAATGGTTTGTAAATAAGAGGGCTTTTTGCTGGCCTGCTGGATATATGGCTTTGTTTTTGCATGTGTTATCTGTTTTTTATTTTGTATTTACTTTACTTATCCTAATTATGTTCTGATTTATTGACAGTTACAGTATAGGGAGTAATTCGCGGCTGATTGTTTAAGCCACGCCTAAATAAAAGACTTCCATAACTCTAGAATAATAGATATAGTCTATTTTTTAGTTAAAGCAAGGAGGATTTATTATTATATTTTGCAGTATCCAGGGTAGTAAGCAGTGAAACAAAAAGCACACAGCGGTAAGTGCGCAATTTATAGATCACCTTTAACGACTAACCTTTAGGATAAGATAGAATGATAGAATATATGGCAGCGGCAGCAGCGGCATTTGTGCTTTTTCAATTAATATTTGTTGGATTGGTTATTATGTACAAGAAGAAAGAAGGGCGAGAAGAAGCGGCGCTGAACTTAGGCACTGTTCGCGTATCAGCAGGGCTTATTGAGAGCGCAGTGGAGGTTAGTGACATTATGCTGGACTCCCCATCAAAAGAAGCCCAACGGAAAAGCTTACCAGGAGCGCTTTATAGTTTAGAGAAGGAAGTGCTTAGGTTTAGGCGAGTTAAAGCAAGATAGGATTTTGGGGTAAAAGTTAAAGCCTGGGCTGATAGTTAGCTAACTGCTTTTGCCATTCAAGATCTGCAACATCCAACCCCTTGTCGGCTGCTACTTTAATAACCGCAGCAGTAGCCGATGCTTGAAAATCTAGATCATCTATTTCCATGTGCGACAATGCGAGTGTTATTTTCTTAACAGCCCACTTTACAGCCGATAAAGGCACACTGTTGCCGACACCGATAGGCTTTCCATCACTGTCGAAACCCGCAGACCATAAAAGGAAGGCTGGTTCTATATCGAAAACATACCCCAAAGCGTCTAGCTTCTCAGAGCGAAAGTCATGACCCATTTCTACAATATTTTTAACGGTAGATGAATGGAGCTTAAAACCACCCTCTGATGCCTTTCTCGACATTTGGGCGTTGTTCATGCCTTTAATTTCTTTTAGCTTCGATACGTTCAGAGCTAATAAGTTGTTTGAATTCACTATTTTACGCTTCTCATGTTATTTCATCGTACAAGTGTAAACTTTATAGTGAATAAGTCTAGTCCACTAGAACTGTTTATTTATACAGTGGTATTGGCTGATTAATTGACCTGTACCAAAAGTTACATTTACTTTGTTGATTTTTAAGTGAAAATACCGCCCTAAACCAGTGTCGCCTTGTTTACATGGCGTTAATATTATTTTCAAAACCTCGATAAAAATAATATTCAAATACCGGTTGATCTTTAATGCTGGAATATCTAGAATGTTAGACTTTAAAGTCGATCAAAGTAGATTAAATGAAAACAGCTACCCTGAATGTATTAATGCAAAGTTTAGTGAAAGAAGCGGTAGACAATAAACAAGCTTATGCACTCGCTAAAAAATCGGGTTTATCTGTCCATTGGTTTTATGAAGTAGCCAAAGGCCGCATAAAAGACCCGCGCAGCTCGGCTGTAGAAAAGTTTCTCCAGGCGATAGACCACCCCCTTTATAGCGAAATAAAAAAACACTGCTCTGCTCAGTTAGATTTGGCTGCGTAATGGAAAATATAACGCGACTAACGATACGACAACAAGCAGCGATGCGAACGCTTTTTAAATTAGAGCATCCATCTAGTTTGCGTAAGATTATTGCTAACTCTGAAGCTGCGTTTGATGGCATGAGCCAACTTAGAACTGTTTTAGATCAGTTAATCTCACGGAATGAAGTGTCATTGCAAAGTAACAATCAATACCGCATATCAACGCCCCGCAGAGACTACGAACGCAGTATAGCAAAAGACTTAGGTATTAAAGTAGGCGCTATCACTGAGGTAGAGATAGAAGAAATCAAACTGTTGGATTTGCCAAACTTGGCAGTAGGCAGAGGAAGATTAAAAGTAAAGACAGACTTATTAAAACGCCTGGCAGAAGTGCTTGGTAACGATGTTGGCCAGGTATTGCTAAGCATTACTGACGATCTAGCTGTTGCTAGTAGATGCGCAGACGAAGAGTAAAAAGGTGTCTGGTGTTTTACCACCAGACGGAAACAAAAAAACCGCTTCAATCCGACCAAAGATTTCAAAAGCGGTTAATAAGTAACGGGAAATATTATGACAAATATTACACGACTAATCAAGCCGCCCATTCCGGTAAAGGAAAAGAAGATGAACGATGGCTTTATTTTGTTTTATCGTTCAATTCAAGAACAGGATTGGTACAACGCAGACATACCTAAAACGATGCTGTTTAACTATTGCTTGCTAAATGCTAGTCACACTATGTATGAGTCTGCTTTTCGCGGTAAAACGCTCTTATTAGAAGCAGGGCAGCTTCATTCAACCTACAAAAAGATAGCGGAAGAATCGGGAATACTTAGATTGTACGGCCAGTATGTCAAGTCTAAAAATCCGCTAGGTTCAAGTAAAAAAGCCATCAATAAATGTTTGGAAGCTTTCACCAAAGAAGGGACGTTATCCTATTATGTTGAAGGTAATGGACGGCTACAAAGCACTGTAATTACGATCAGTAATTGGGCTAAATTCCAATCGTTACCAGTAACGAAAGAAGTAACGCAGCTAGTAACGAAAGATAGCCTTACACACCAAGGGCTAGAGAGTAGCGCGGTAACGAAGCTAGTAACGAAAAAGGTAACCAAGAACAACAATACTCTATCTAAAGATAGAGTAGATCCTACGTTGACGAATAAATTCTCAACGGAAGATTTAACCGCAGCAGAATACATTTTAAGTAAGATCATTCAACTCAAGCCAAACTTAAAAAAACCCAATATTAACAGTTGGGCAGATCAAGTAAGACTTATGCGAGAGCAAGATAAAAAAACCCATCGTGAGATATGTGAGTTATTCAAATGGGCAAATAAAGATTCGTTCTGGCAAGCCAATATTCTTAGCCCTAAAAAACTTAGGTCGCAATGGGATGAACTTGAAATAAAAAGCAAGGCGACACCAAGCACTAAAAACACAAAGAATCTTGATCCTAACGATACCTCCTGGGGTGATGGCTTGAAGGTGACACTATGAGAAATCAACCTAAGCCACTATCAAGCATCGCAAACGGGTTAAATTTTCAGACGCGCTATGAAGCGCCACAAGAGTTTGAATTACCTCCGCAAGCCATAGCCATCGTTAACAACTTGTTTAATGATTTAAAGGGTATCTGCACTGCTTGGCAGCACACCTTCACAGATGCAGCCATCGAACAAGCCGCGAAAAAGCAATGGGTACAAGCATTATTTGAAAATGACGTGGTGAATCAGCATCAAATTAACATCGGCATGAAAAAAGCACGAAGACTTTCTAAACCTTGGTTCCCGTCCTCTGGTGAGTTCATCGAATGGTGCAAGCCAAGCCTAGAAGACTATGGTTTGCTCCCTGTTGACGAGGCATTAAGGGTGTGGATTGACAGGAAAAGCAAAAACTATCCAGCAATCTATGTAGCGGCCAAAGCAACCGGTTCATGGGCATTAAATAGCATGAGTCATAAAAACCTGTTTTCCTTATTTTCTCGCAACTATGAGATTTCGTGTAATCGCGTGATGGCAGGGGAAGATTTATCTAATGAAATTCCGCTAGCACTACCGCCTAAAGTTTTTGTACCGGTACCGGCAACCAGTGACTTTAAAACGGCGCGTGAAAAGCTCAAAAAAACCATAGGGGCTGACTCATGATGTACGAGAGCGGATTAATTTGCTTTATCGCAGCATTTTTCTATTGGCTAGGCTGTAAGCGCACAAAAATCAAACTTGAACTGATCAGCTTAATGACACCGGTTCAATATCGTGGATTTACTGAGATAAAGCTCTGTATCGCCAAGTTCATAATTATCCTGTTGATCACCTTACTTTTTTGGATGAAGCACAATGCCTGATTTAAATAAACTTGTTGCGGCTCATGCCTATTGGTCCGATAAAAAACGCGATCTAAAAGCACAGGGCGCTCATGAAGCTAGTTCTTGTGAAGGCTTGGATACTTGCGAAGATAATCACAATCAGATTGTTAATATCGGGACGACTTGTATTGATAGAGTCATCGAGCAAATGCGTGACAGTAACAAAGACAACCCTTATGACGGATATGACTTTGAAGAAACATGGGCCGTTATGTGTGGCGATGATGAAGTATGTCAGCACTGTAAAAACGTAAGAACTCTAAAAGCTCAGCGCGTTAAAGCTTCACAGAGATTAGGCGCTGTTCGTGGAGCAATGACTCGCATAGGTCGAACTTTAGAATACAAAGGCGATAAATAATGCCTGATTGTTACCGATGAAAGATTACCAGGTGTCCACTCATAACTTAGATGCTTTTATTGACGAACTTCAAGATGAACTCAGTAAAAACAAATTAATGATTATTACTACTCAGCAAGCGAGGACCGGCAAATGGGGAATGGCAAGGCTTTGGCGAAAATGGATGGCAACAACCGCATCGTTCATGGCTAAAAATGGCGCAAAAATGCCATTGATGCTTAGTGTTAGCGGTGAGAATTACGGGTCTAGGGCTTTTAATTCAGATGATGCTCACGAACTGTTTACCTCGCACCACCTGGGTCTTGATGAAAAAGGTTACCGGTTAAGTTGGAGTAAATCAGGAAGTGATGATTCAAGAGCGGCAACCAAGGGCGAAAGGTTTGATGCTTTAAGGAAACATGAAAACTGGTGCGTTGAAAAAGGCATTAGATTATTTAAACCTCGTGATTGTGAATATGAGTTATTGAGCAAGGAGCAGTCTTCATGAATAAAATGATTTCAATAAAAGAACTTTCATACGAACAAAATTTCTATTGGCAGGGTACGCAGTATCGACAAGTGATAAGACCTAAACGTCCGAGAGGCCCATTTAAAATTTATGCGTGTGACGTAACCCTTAGTAATTACAACGCCGTGGAAATGCCATCGGGCCGGAAAGTTAAGCCAGTGCTAAGGATCGTTAATGAAGCAAACTAAAATAACAAAAAGCGCTAGAGATATGGATTGCCAAATCAGATTACCATTTATTTGTAATTTTGACTCTACGACTACTGTTTTTGCTCACGTTGGTATCGATAGTGGTATGGGCGGCAAGTCGAGTGACATTGAAGGGACTTATTCTTGCTCTAGTTGTCACGATGAAATTGACGGTAGGACAATGAAAATGGCAGACCGTCAAGAAGTTAAGTTGTTTGCTTATGAAGGGGCTATGCGAACTAGAGAAATATTGACTTGTATGGAGCTAATAAAAACCTAATGAGCGACATAACAATGTGTACAAATCACGACTGCCCCATGCAAGATAACTGTTGGCGATTACTGGCTCCACCGGACAAGATCAGGCAAGCATATCAAGACTTTAAATTTGATTATGACGGTTTTAATGACGGCACTAATGACAAGGGGTGTGATTTATACATAGCTATGGACGAATTAAATGACTTTTCATAACGCGAGTAAGTTCGGGCCGCAATCGGAAGATGAAGCAAAAAAAATGAACTGGCAGAGAATGGACTGTTTGGCTGCTAATCAACTAAGGGTTGAACGTGATAGCTCAAAGTTAAAAGCCTGGTTCGCTGCGCAAGATGAAGAATGGCAAGTGGCTCGTAAAGTTCGGTTTATGTCTCGGTTAAGAGGGTAGTTAATGGAATCTATCAGTATTGACGATTATCGGGCTATGACAGCGCCAAAGGCCACGAACAAGGCCAAAGCGAAAGAGCAAGCTCGAAAATTAGCGGCGCTGGTAGAGGTTAATTTAATTGATTTACCTGGTTACACCAAAGAGCATATTTTTCACCCCACACGAAAATGGCGCTTTGATTATGCCTGGTTAGATTTGAAAGTTGCGTTAGAGATTCACGGTGGGGTTTTTACCAATGGTAGGCACACTCGCGGTAAAGGTTTTAGTGAAGACAAAGTAAAGATGAATAGCGCCCAGCTACTAGGGTGGATAGTTATTGAGGCTACAACAGCACAAGTGAAAGATGGGCAAATGCTCACATGGATTAAAACTGCAATCAACACTAGGAATAAATGTGCATCCAATTAAGTTACTAGCAAAAATGACACCAAAAACTTTAAACCTGGGCGCAATTGGCGGTGGTACATCACTTGATACAATAGATTGGCGGGATGCGGCTCACTCATTAGTGGGGTTAAACAAAGATGCGTATAATTGGGCACTGTTTAGATTCGCAGGGCATGACGATAAAGAGAGATCTATCGTTAGAGTGTTAACAATGACAGTAACGCTATTGATAAAGATTAAACGATTTAAAATAAAGCCTGATACGTTAGATGGAATCGTTAGAGCGGCAATGCTTGAGTTCACTCAACCGGTCTGTGTTGAATGCTCAGGTAGTGGGTGGTCAGTTGATTCAAGCATACAAAAGGAATGCTCACACTGTAACGGCAGGGGCAAGAAAGCCATATCAAAAAGAGAAAGATGTAAGGTTATCGGTATAAGCAATAGAAGTTATACAAACAATCATGATGAAGTCTCAAAAGAGTTGATGAATATTATTTCAACCTGGGAACAACAGATTATTAAAAACGTTAATGAAAAAATGGGCGAAGACGAGGAAGTAGCATGATTAAATCAACAGAAGAACAACTATTAGAGAAAATCAACGTATTCGCGGATAGTGCTGTGATATGTAGGCAATTAGATAGTTTAGCGAAAGAGCTAACAGAAGAAATCGATTACTCACCAGAAAAAACTTACTGGATAAAGGAAGCTCAAGAAAATCTTTACGGTATGTTTGAGTTGTTAATGGATATAAAAAAACAACACCTACTTGATAACAACGATAACAACGATAAGAGCGATGAAGAGCATAAAATATTCACCATAGCTAATTTGAATTTATCTGAAGAAGCTACGGATGCGTTAAAAGTTGCTGATCTTCACTGTGTATTGGCGCTATTTAACAGCACTGAAGTTGAAGTGCTTAAGGCTTTTAATTACAGTAACATAAGAAACAGAAAGATAATCTTTGAAGAAATAAAGTATGCGCTTGAAAATTTAGGGTTATTTATTGGCTGTGACTTACAATATAAAGCATAAAAAATATCGAAAGTACGATGCTTGAACTATCCAACAATCTGCGCAAAACTCTGCGCAATAAGCGAATGCGCAACAACAGACTGCGCATTGCGCAAAGGTGATTTATGTTTGATAATCCAATAGTGCAAGAAGTTACAAAATTAAAGCCAGGCCAAGCAATAAAGTTCAATGGAAGGGAGTTAGATGCCGAAGTACCTAGATTTTATCATAATGACTCAACGTTCACTTCAGCGGATCGTGTGCTTGAAAATATAATAGGCGCTTCTTATGAGTATTATTACGAAGAAAACTTAATGAGTCCTGGCCGCGATGTAACATTTTACAGATTAAAAGAGCCGTTACGTGATGGCCGTAGATGTTACGTTTCTCCGGATAGAAGGTGATTGCCACCAGAGAACAGCTAAAGCAGTGGGAAGATGAAAGGGCCGTAAAGCTTATGGTTGGCACTATGGATACAAATAGGCCGATTGTTTACATTGAGACTACGCCGTTTAGCGCGAGAATATCAGAAAAATTACGTGGTATTGCCTATGTAATCATTGTTGATAAACTTCCTGATTATTGCAGCCAAGTAGACGAACTGGTCGATTACGCCACTGTGTTTGATTCTCATGCTGTGCTACAAAAGTCAAGGCTAGGGGTTGATATGATTAACTGTTCGAGCAATAACCAGACAAAAAAGCGGTCACATGGTTGGTATCGTCAATTCGATAAAAGCAGTAAGAAGCGAAATTTAAGGGGTTAATATGAAGCGTAGAGTAATTGAAACAGTGAGCAATCATTATTGCGATAAAACCCAACATGAGGCCTTGGAAAGTGTAAGGCTAGATTACCCTGATATTGATTGGGTTTACTACGGCTGGAGTTCACATAACGACTCTTATGTATTTGATGCTGTGACCGATGTAAGCAACATACCTGAAGGGCTAGAATCTTATGAAACAGACGAAGATGCAGTTACAAGGGTAATAGAGGCCAAGTCCACAGGAAAGGCCTGCAAAGACTGCAGGTATTTCAATGGCGTTGATACATGCAATCACATTGCAAATACACAAGTAGTTGAATCTACATTTCACAGCCCAAACCCTTATAGAAAATTAAAGGTTTCACCAAATCATATGTGTGACTACTTTGAGTTAAGAGGTTAATATGAAAGAATATTTAGTCCTCGACATAGTGACAAGAATAAACGAAGTGGCGGGTAAAGACGGGGTTCGCGCAATGGTTAATTACACGCCAGGTATATTCAGAAGCATACCAAACTCAATGACGATTTGGGACGTAGAGATAGAGCACAAGGGCTATCATCTAGTTGAACGATTTAATAATTCTATGAATATAACTGATAGTGACGTTGACCTTGTGGCTAAAAATTTATTGGGTGACTTATTTCGTGACTACTTCAGTGCAAAGATTAGGTATAAATAAAACAACTGAGCTTTTGCATCTTGCACACCTCCCGTTATTAGTGTTATATTTCCCATCTTGCAGAAATCCGCTCATTTATTGAAGCGGATTTTTTGCGTTCAGGGCTAAAGTTATTCATTGAGAATATCACAGCATAGAATTAGCGACTCTTTAACCAATACCTTAGCTCACATACATAGCCTTACAACCTTGCTTGCCTCACCTTAACCGGTGGGGCTTTTTTATTTGGGAAACTATCATGCCTAGCTTCGGGAAATCATCAAGAGAACGGTTAGCAACATGCCATCCAGATCTACAGTTGATCTTCAATACCGCTATCAAGACGGTTGATTGCTCTATCTTTTGCGGTCACAGACCTAAAGTTAGTCAGAACAAAGCGTTCAACGATGGGTTTTCTCAATTAAAATGGCCGGATTCAAAGCACAACTCAACTCCATCCGTAGCCGTTGATGCTGGTCCTTACTTTCCTGAGCTAAGGAATACCGATTGGGCAGATCATAAAGCCTTTGCTGTTTTTGCTGGTTATTGTATGCGCGTTGCTGACGAACTATTAGAAAAGAAATTAATCTCGCACCGCCTTAGATGGGGCGGTGATTGGGATGGTGATGGAAGAACACTAGACGAAGGTTTTGTTGACCTACCGCATTTTGAACTGATGAAGATATGAGTAACTTACTAGCAAAGGCCGCTGACTTTTTCAGTGGCGGTTTAGGCTCGGCGATTGTTGATGGCGTTAAAAGCTATTTCCCACCATCAATGAGTGATCAAGAAAAAGCCGAGCTATCAGAGCGAATAAACAGAGAAGCTAACATACAAGCTAATGAAGCAGCCCGTATTGTCAATGAAGAACGTGCTGAGTTCAATCAACGTATTCAAGAGATGGAAGGAACAGCGAGTGATCTTAAGTCTATTGCGTTTTTTGGTCCTATTGTTATTTTTCTGCGTGGTTGTCAGCGCCCTGTTTGGGGTTACGCTACATTATATATGGACTTCATGGTGTTTAGCGGCCGTTGGAAAGAGCTTAGCGAAATGCAAGAAAGTGCTTTGTGGGTCATTAATTTACTTGTGCTTGGTTTTTTATTTGGTGAACGTGCAGTTAAAAATATTATGCCATTAGTCGCTCAATATTTTAAAGGCGGTAAGTAATGCCAGATCAAGGTATATCATTTTTCAAACAATTATTTGGTAATGGATTTGGCTATCTTTGGTTTGTTTTCCTAGCAGCATGGGGAGGCACAGTGAGTTACATCACTCGAAAGAAAAGCGACAAGTCTCCCTTTTCAATTTTTGAGTTAATCGGCGAATGGGTTATCTCCGGCTTTTCTGGCCTGATCACAGCGTTTATCTGCCAAGAAATGAATATCCCTTTTATGTATACGGCTGCGGCGGCCGGTGTTGCTGGTCACATGGGCGGCAGAGGAATATATTTAATTGAAGCATTCCTCAGAAAGCGCATTGGGCTACCTGGTGACAAATAGTGGCGAACAACTGGCAGGCATTACAGGCTGAGTTTACCAAAGCGCATGCTGAAACGGGCATCAAAGTAAAAGAATGGTGCGAGTCAAAAGGCATAAACTATTCTTCAGCACGACGCTACATCAAGATAACCAAGGCCAAGGCTAAAGTTAAAACTCAAGTCAAAGCAAGAGCAATGGCTGAGAATAAAAATTTAGGCGCATTAAAGCATGGCGGCTACAGCAAATATTTTAACACTGACATAACAGCATTAGTTTCAGATACAGATTTAACTGACGAACTAGCGTTATGCCGATCGCGCATTCATTTAGTTGTTTGCACGATTGAAGAAATTCAACGTCGACTAGAACAACGCCCTAGGGTTGAAGTTGACATAGCGGCTAGCCTGTTCGATTCATTGCTAAAAGCTGATATTGCACTCGATAGAAACGTTGCCCGAGCAGAATCGATAACCAAAACATTATCCTCTATTCGCCTGGACGATTTAAACGAATATAAAATCATGGCTGATACGGATCGTAGCATTCAGATAACAAAATCAACGATAATTAATACTAAGAAATCTATTGTACAAACTGAGCTAGTCGAATTACAAATCAAGAAAGCTGAAAAAGAAATGGGCGGCACAAGTAAGCTTGATAAGTACATTGATAGCTTAACCGGTAACGGTGTTGATGTGGTGGTCGGGTAATGCAGCCCAATACCGCTAAATACTCAACAGATACTTGGCTAACGAGTGAAGAACGTTTTGAACTCGATGAAGCAGAGCTATTAGAACGGTGCGGCCCTTATTTAGATTGCTGGTGGTGGCGTATGAATAACTTATACATCATTGCTAACGAGTATGGCCAACCTGTGCTGTTTCGTTGTCGTAAAGCGCAAGCCTTTTTGTTTTGTGTGATGTGGTTTTTAAACATCATATTAAAAGCGAGGCAACTCGGATTCAGTACAGCGATTCAAATTTTTATCTTAGACCATGCGCTATTTAATAATGATAGACAGTGCGGCGTTATCGCCCAAGGGCTAAGTGAAGCAACGGCAATATTTGCCAGTAAAATTTTATACCCTTACGTTCGACTCCCTTCCTGGTTAAAGACCGGTAGCAGGGCTGTTACTTCTAAAACATCGACGAGTATTTATTTTGCTAATGATTCTTATGTGCGTATCGCTGTTAGTTTCCGATCTGGAACCTTACAAGTGCTGCACGTTTCAGAATATGGAAAAATTTGCGCTCAATATCCGCTTAGGGCCGATGAAGTGCAAAGCGGCTCCCTCAACGCTATACATAAAGGCAGTTTATTATTCGTTGAAAGCACCGCTGAAGGTGCGGCGGGGAACTTTTTTGATATGTCGGTTGAAGCTATGGAGCTATTGGCAGCAAGCATACCGCTGACGCACCAGGACTTTAAGTTTCACTTCTTTCCGTGGTTTGATGATCCCAAGTATGTTTTAGCCGCACCCGACAGCGGTTTAAAACTCACCAAGCCACAAATAAAATATTTCACGGCAGTAGAAGTTGCCATGAAAGTCACACTTAGCGACGAACAGAAGAACTGGTATATCGCTAAAGAACGTACACAAAAGCAAAAAATGAAGCAAGAATTCCCATCCACTGCGATGGAAGCATTCTTAACGTCTGGCCGCAAAGTCTTTGATACCGATGATTTGATGCGTGTTGAAGGTCGTTGTAGTAAACCGCTCATTGTTTATGACATAGAGCCAACAACCGGCAAGATGAAAAAAGTTACTGCCAAGGTCGATTTAACCTCTAAAGCGACTGATAAATTAAACATGGCCGCTGCGGGTTATCTTTTAGTGTGGGAATTGCCCGACAAAGATGAAGACTACGCTATTGGCGGCGATGTAGCTGAAGGTTTAGAACATGGCGATAGAAGTTCACTTGATGTTGTTGCTAAAAGTGATGGCAGACAAGTGGCGCATTGGTTTGGTCATATTGATACCAAGCGTTTCGCAAGATTAATGGCGCACGTTGGCCGACTTTACAACATGGCATACCTTGGGCCTGAACGAAATAATCATGGTCACGCCGTATTGCAAGAACTGGTAGAAATTTATCCAGTGGCCCGAATTTATAAAGAAGAACACATAGATCGTGAAGATGCCGATGAAGAAACCGCAAAAGTGGGTTGGCATACCTCGGCACAATCCAAACCTATGCTGACCGGCTCGTTTGAAGATTTACTCGCTAATGATGCTGATGGCCTTAGATGGCGCGGCACGTTAGCTGAATTTAATATATTTGTTTACGACAAAAAAGGACGAATGGGCGCTCAATCTGGTGGTTTTGATGATCAGGTTATGAGTTATCTTATCGCACAAGAAATGCGGGCAAGAATGCCAAAACGTCACATTGTCGATGATTCTAATGCTGAACATAACCCTAATCACTGGATGGCCCGTTAATGGTTGATCACGTTAAAAAATTAGAAGAAGGCTTCACTCTCAAGCAGTTAATGGACTTAATGGGCGCTGTTGATATTCAACCGGATTGGCGCACCCCTGCCAATATTGCTTGTGCTTATTATGATGGTGATCAGCTTAGCGATATGATCCGCCAGGTATTGCAAGAGCGTGGACAGCCCGAAATCGTTCATAACATGATTGGTCCTACAATCGATGGCGTATTAGGCATGGAAGCTAGAACCCGTAATGACCTGTTGATCAGTGCTGATGATGATGAAGGTGAAGAACTTGCTCAAGCTATTAATGAAAAGTTTAAAGATGCGTGGCGTTTAGCCGGTGCAGATAGAGCCTGTTCGGATGCGTATGCCTCACAATTAAAAGCAGGGTTAGGCTGGGTTGAAGTTACACGAAACCCGATACCCTTTGAAGCGGCGTACCGCATTAAATACATTCACCGACGTAATATCTGGTGGGATTGGCATTCTACAGAGATTGATAGAGCCGATGCTCGATGGAAGATGCACAAAAAATGGGTTGATCTTGATGAAGCTACCGCGACGTTTCCGGACCATGCTGAAATCCTAAAAAACTCAGTTAATGAGTGGCAAGACTTTATTCAATCCGAAGATTTTAACGGCCAAGATCCGAACTTACATGCCGCATGGCATGAGTTTGACAGTTGGGACAGAACACAAGCGGAATGGCTAGACAGTGAGCGCAAGCGCGTATTGCTGCAAGTTGTTCAGTATAAAGTATGGAAACGTGCGCATGTTATTAAACTCTCTGATGGCCAAGTGCTTGAGTTCGATAAAGACAACGAGGTTCATGTAGCTGCAGTACAGTCGGGTAAAGTAAAGCTCGAGTATGCAGCATTCCCTAAAATGCGTGAAGCCTGGTTCGTTGGTCCACATCGCATTACTGATAGAGCAAGCCTAGCACCGGATGGCAAAGATTCATTAACCGCTTTTATTGGCTATCAAAAAGATTCAAGTGGCGAACCTTATGGCTTAGTCAGTCGCATGATACCGGCTCAAGACGGTATTAACGCCAGGGTAATTCGCCTTAACTTTTTATTACAAGCGCGTCGTATTATTGCTGACAGTGATGCGACTGACTTAAGTGAGCGTCGATTAAAAGAAGAAGTTGAAAAGCCTGATGGTTATATATCGCTAAACCCCGATCGTAAAAACAAGAACTCGGCAAGTGATGCGTTCAGCGTTCAAAATGATATAGGTATCGCAGCGCAACAATTTAACTTGATGCAAAACGATATGAAGTTAATCCAAGATTGTGCGGGTGTTTACTCGTCAATGTTGGGCCAAGACTCTAACGCAACGTCGGGTGTGGCTATATCGAACTTAGTCGAGCAAGGCACGACAACGCTTGCTGAAGTTAACGATAACTTTCATTACTCACGGAACAAAGTCGCTGACATACTCATGGCGTACATTATTGAAGATATGAGCGGTCGTGACAACATCGACGTTACTGTTAACCGAAACGATAAAGCCCGTAAAAAAGTCATTCGAGTTAATGGTATTGAAGAAGGGAGTGATAAGCGCACGAACGATGTGACACGTTTTAAAGGTCATATTGCGTTAGTGCCTGTACCTACAACGCCAACATATCGACAACAGCAAGCTAATTTGTTGACGCAAGCGATGGGTAAGCTACCGGAATCCGCACAAGCGGCCGTCGTGCCAATGCTCGTTGAATTGATGGACTTACCCAATAAGGAAGAGTTCTTAAGCACCATTCGTCAAGCGCTTAACATTCCAAAAGCTCAAGAAGATATGAGTGAAGAAGAGTTAGCAGCACAAGGCCAGGAGAAAGAAAAAGCCGATATGCTTGAGCAAATGCAAATGCAAGAAATGCAAACGCAAATGAAAAAAATCGTGCTTGAAAACGAAAAGCTAGGTGCGCAAATACTTGAGATACAAAGTAAAGCGGAAACTGAGCAAGTCAAAGACGACAAGTTAGTCGCTGAAACTGAGCAAATCCTTACTAACATTGAGAAAAACAAAGCTGAAATTGCGGCTATGCGCTCAACTATAACCAATGACATTAATTCTAAACTAGACGAGATACAGGCTTAGATATGACTGAATTAAAAGAAACAATCAACGTAATTATTGACGGTGACGAACAGGCTGTTGTCCATATCCGTGAAGTGATGGCTGAGTTTCAGTGTCATAAAGTGGTGATGGCAGCAAAAATAACCGAAATTGATGAATCTAACGGTAACTGTGATACTTCCATGGAGCTTACCCTACCTGATACTGATATCTCCATGACGTATATTGCGCCACTTGAAGTGATTGCTCGTTACATGCCTGTAGTTGGTGACTATGTTGTTCTATATGAAAACGATTATGTTTCCATTAGCCCTAAACAGGCATTTGAAGATGGTTATAGTCAAATTCAGTTTACTAACCTTGGTGATGAATTAAATATCCCCACTGAAAACATGGACCAAATCACGGCGATTGCTAAAATGTGCCATGAAGTATTAAGCGCCTATTGCTTGGCATTGCGCGAAGAACAAACGCTCTGGTCTGAATTAAGTGATGAAGCGCGAGATAAAATTATTGGTCGTGTCGCTTTTATTATTCTTAACCCTGATGCCAAAGCTCAAGCTAATCATGATGTTTGGATGCTTAAGATGCTATCGAATGGTTGGACATACGGAAAAGCTAATGACACTGCTAAGAAAAAGCATTCGAGCCTAGTGCCGTTTCATCATTTACCCACTGAGCAACAAGCCAAGGACCATATCTTTAACGCGATAGTTCGACAAGCTATCGATAGTTAGTTTACCCCAAGGGCTAGCCTTTACCATCAAGGGCTAGCCTTTGCCCTAAGCAAATACAAAAAAGCCACCTTTGAATTTTTCGAGGTGGCTTTTTTGTGGCTGTTTTTTAGCACAATTCGCAATGGCAGCGATACGCCTGAACTTAATAAATTCGTAACCATACGATAAATGGTCGAGGAAACAAACGTGAGTAAAGACTTTGATGAAATTTTAGCATCTGGTGATGAAGCCGCAATTGAAGCAGCTTTGGCAGAAATGGAAACCAGTGGTGACGTTCTCTTTAGTGAAGAAGATGACGAAACCGCACCGGTAGAAGCTCCAGTAGAAGCACCAGCAGTTGTTGAACCTATCGCAGAAAATGACGTAGCAACACCGGAACCGTCACCCGCTGACACGACAGTTAAACAACCAGGCGTTAGAGAAATAGATGGCAAGCTTTACGCTGAAATCTCAGCCGATAACGCAGTAATACAATCGAAAAACGGTAAACACCATGTTCCTTACGATGTGCTAGCAAACGCACGACAAGAGACTATGAGCACCAAAGCGCAATTGGATGAACTCACACAAGCGAATTCCAAGCTACAAGTTAGCTTCGACGAAACAAAACGCGTCAGTGAATTATATTCAAAGCAATTAGGTGATGCCGGTTTAGATCCAGAATTACTACCCGAACAAATGCTAAAAGACCCTGCGCTCATGGCGCAAATCAAAGAAGACTATCCACAAATCGGTGAATTGGTTGGCGCACTAGCAAGTCAGTTAGAGCAAAAATCAGCGCAAGCGGCAGCTTCACAAGCAGAAGCCCCGCAAGCACAAGCACCGGTTGCCGCAGATCCCTTTCGAGCAGCATTTGAGCAAACAGCCCACTTAAAAGCGTGGCAAGCAGATGATATTGACCGCTGGGATTTTGCGCAAAAAGTGGATAGCCGACTCGCTGAAGATCCCTTGTTTGAAAGCAAACCCTTAGCGGAGCGCTTGGCAGAAGTAGAACGTCGCACAATGGCGGCGTTTGGTGATGAATTACCGGCATTAGCTGAAAAACAATCACCCTCTACCAACCCTAAAGCTCCAATCCCAAATACCCCGACTGACATAGGACACCAGGGCAGCGATACGAACCCTCATGCTCATATTTTAGACCAGGACGCAGGGTCAATGACCACGCAAATGGAAAGTATGACTGAAGCACAAATCGAAGCCCTGTTGTCTGATGCGTCGAATTTTCTCTAGGAAAAAACAATGACAACTATTACCAAAGCTCAGGCAGCTAAAGCGTTTGGTGCTGCGTTATTCACGCACACTCGTCGTCAAAACTCATTCGTTAACATGCTTACTGGCTCTGCTCCACAAGCCGCTAAGAAAGATGGTAACAAAGGCAAAAACCAAACGGAAAAGGGCGCACCTATCGTTATGATTAACGATTTAGCGTCACAAGCCGGTGATGCGGTTGAAATGGATTTATTCCACAACCTAAACGGTTTGCCGACTATGGGTGATCGTAAGTTAGAAGGTCGCGGTGAAGATTTATCGAAAACAACGTTCGAGCTTGGCATTAACCAAGGCCGTAAGATGGTAGATAGCGGCGGTAAAATGTCGCAAAAGCGTACTAAGCATAACTTACTTAGCACTGCCAAAACCTTACTTGGTAACTTCTTCAATGATTATCAAGATGAAATCTCTATGTACCATTTAGCCGGTGCGCGTGGCTCATTTGCGGGTGATGATATTATTATCCCACTAAGTAATCATGAAGAATTTGAAGACATTATGGTTAACCCTGTAATGGCGCCAACGTATGACCGTCATATTTTTGGTGGTGATGCGACGAACTTTCAATCCCTTGATGCTGCCGACATTATGACAATGGATAAGTTAGATGATTTAGCGTTGATTTTGGAAGAGCAAAGTCACCCAATCAAACATATTCAGTTTGAAGCCGATCAAATGTCAAATGAAGACCCGTTCTTCTTGTTGTTCGTCACCCCTCGCCAGTGGCGCGATCTGTACGCTTCTGCAACGGATAAAAAATTACAAGAGTTACAGGCTCGTGCAATGAAGCGTGGTAGCGGCTTTAATCATGCCGTATTCAAAGGTGATGTAATCATGTGGCGCAACATTCTTGTGCGTCAGTATCGCAAGCCAGTACGTTTCTATGCCGGTGATGAAGTCGCTGTATCGAACAACAACAAGCTAGCAACAACCTCAATACAAACAGCCAGTGTTGATATTGATCGCGCTATTTTGTTAGGCGGTCAGTCATTAGCGAATGCTTACGGTGGTTCAAGCTCAGGCTCTCACTTTTCAATGACTACTGAAAAAACCGATCATGGTAATGGTCGCGAAACTTCAATTGGTTGGATGAACGGTTGTAAGAAAGTGCGCTTTGCTGAAAAGTCTGGTCGCATTAACGATTACGGTACCATGATTTTAGATACGGCTGTCACGCTGTAACTAACAACGAAAGGCTAGTCTTTTAAAGGGCTAGTCTTTTATTTTTGATATTTTTTGGAGAAAATCCGATGAAAAGAACATTTTATAAAGGCGCAATGGGCAACCTTTCGCTACACACCATGACCGTATCGTTAGCAGCATTGGCTGCGTCTGCAAAAGAAGTGTTGGAAGGTGAGTTGCCAATTGGCGCTGAAATTACCGGCGTTCGCTTTAACGTTGACGCATTGGGCGCAGATACGGAATTCAAAGTTGACTTAGTTGATAAGTCTAGTGGCTCTCGCGCTATTTTAGCGGCCACTACTTCAACCAGTGCAACCTCTGGCATTAATTCCATTAAGCCTGTGTACATTGGCGATGAAGGTGTTTGCGATTTAGTGCTGCAAAATACGGGTACAGGTCCGGCAAGCGGTGAAGTGAGCATTAGTATTGAGTATCGCTTTAAAGGTTACTAAGCCTTACCCCGACTGAATTTTAACTTTTTAATTAGCCTGGCTTACTGAGTCAGGCTTTTTTATTGGGAATAATAAAATGAGCAAGATTGATATTACTTACATTGGCACCAAGCCGGTAAAAAAAGACACTGTTACAGGTTCGCGCCTTTTATTTCCTCGCGGCAAGCCAGTACCGGTAGAGTCTGACGTTGCACACCAACTGCTTGATTACCCGAAAGTGTGGGCATTGGCCGATGAAGCGGAAGAAATTGTTAAAGAGCAAGCCATTAAAGCTAAAGCGATTGCTGAAAAAATAGCAAAGGAAGCCGAAGCCGAAAATAAAGCAAATTTAGACCAAAGTATGCTAGTCAATGTTAACGGTGAAACGATTGATATTGCTAAGTTTAGCGGCAACCAGCTTGAGACATTAGTTGAAGCCAATGATTTAACAATTACCGCCAAGCCTAAGCCTGTTACTCAGTATCGTGAAGCTGTGCGTAATGAATTGCGTGAGTTAAACGGCAAACCTGAACTAGAAGGTTAGGAGCAGTAAATGGCACAACTACGTGAACTCTTGCCATTGTTGCGGGAAAAATGCAGTGGCATGTTAGATCAGCAAGCGATTGACCAAATAAAAAAGGCTTATCGAAATTTTTGCCTTGAGTCTGGTTATCTACAACAAGTTGAAACCGTTACTCGCAGTGCTGACGGGACTATCTTATTAACCCCACCGGTTCAGCATTACATTGGCGCTATTCAGGTAGTGATTGAAACCAAAGGCGGCAAAGTGCTTGAAAAAGGTGTGGGTTATAAGGTTGATTCAAGCCAGAACGTCACTGTCGCTCAAGGCTACGATGAAGTTCACGTTACATATTCTATTGTGCCAAAGCTTCCAATGGACGATGCCATTGATGCTAATGATGATATTTTGCAGCGTTGGCCGGACGAGATAGCCGCCGGAGCCGCCGCTTTGTTGCGGATAATACCAGAACGGCCGTGGAGCAACCCACCACTGGCTGATTTTTATCAACGGGATTTTGTTAAGGGCCACCGCGAAGCGTTTCAACTACGTGTCGCAGCCAATGACGAGATCCAATTTCAACCTCAATCAACTCGGAACTTCTTCTAATGTCACTAGTCACCTCAAATGAAATAATTCTTAGAGTCAATAAGCTGTTAAATGACAGTGGTTTTATCCGCTGGACTAAAGAGGAACTGCTTGATTACTTTAACGATGCCCAACGCGCGATAGTTATTCGCCGCCCTGATGCTTACACCGTTGATGTAGACGACTTTGCTTGCAGCTTAGGGACTAAACAAACCTTGCCCGCTGACGCATTGCGCTTAATTGATATTACACGCAACAGCAGTGGCCGAGCCATTAAAGGCCCGTTTGATAAAACAGTATTAGATGATAATTACCCTAACTGGTATTCGGGTGATACGGCTACAGAAGCCGAGTTGTTTATTTATGACGAGCGCAACCCTAAAACATTTTACGTTTACCCCGGCGTTGTTGTTGCGACGAAACTAACAGCGGTTTACTCGAAAGCGCCACCGGCAATCACACTCGCGCAAAATGAAGCGCAAGAGGTTATGTCGCTTGATGATATTTACGTTAACGCCATTATTGAGTGGATCATGTATCGCTGTTACATGAAAGATGCTGAATATGCGGCTAGCCCGAACAAAAGCATGATGCACCAAAACGCATTTAAAACGCAGATCGGTGAAAAATCACAAGCGGATAGCGCCGTTGCTGGCCAGGTAATTAAGGACTAATCATGACTGCAAACTCAGGTGCTTGGTATCGCACAGGTAAAGTTACCCTCGTAAATGGCAGCAAAAGTATTGTTGGCACTGATACCTCTTGGTTATCGGCACTAATAGCGGTTGCTGTTGGTGATATTTTTAGTGTGGACTCGGCAACCTGGTATGAAGTAACTAGCATCAGTGCTGACGGTAGTCTTGAATTAGATAGAAACTTTGAAGGTGGCTCAGCAGGGCCAATTAACTACGCGATTATTCGCAACACTTCAGGCACAGTGCTAACCCGTATTGCTGGGCAAATAGCGGTGCAGTTTAATCAAAAGCAATTATTCCTTGATGAATTGCGCACCTGGTTAAACTCGGTTAATACAACTGAGAATGTTACTGATAGTCACGGCGTATCAACAGCCATCACGACACCGGCGCAAATGGAAAGCGAACACTCTGGCCGCATTGCGCAAGTCGATACCTTAGTAAATGGTATTTCTGCCATGACCAAAGCGGAGTTCTTTGCATTAGCTGAAAAGCGTAAAACGGATAGCGCAGGGAGTGGGTTTAGTGAGTGGGGTAAAACTTATACAACTAGCTCAGTTTATGAAATTGTTAATGAAGGTATTTGGTCATATAGCTCACAGCCAAATAGGTTAATGCTTGGTGATGACTTAGATATGATAGGTAATAGTAGAACACCTTACGCGATTTCAAATGTGAATGGTGTTCAATTAGTTATCAAGGCAGTAAATGAAGACAATGACAGAGCCCTTATAAAGTTCCCCAACGCTCCCGATGGCACAGAAACATACGACACAAGCAATGGTAACGTAGTCCAACACTCTAGTACTACATTAGCGTTTGCTTCTGAAACTGCAACGAATAAAGTGATTACTTCTCGTCAAGACTTTGTATTTTTAGAGTCGTGGCATGAGAAAATCTCTGATAAAGACGTAGTGTATCCTCTTGGTAACGTCCAGTATGGGGCAACTAGTTATGAAGGTATCGCATTAGCTACTAACGGTATTCCTCAAGGTTACTCAGCGTTTGGTGAATGGGATACTGCAACAACTGGTAACGATGCTATATGGTCAACATTATCAGATGCAAATAAAGAAAAGTTCATACAAGACCCTGAGAACAATATTTATAGTGATGGTGGTGAGTTAATTCAAGTACGTTATAGAAAACGTGTTGTTAAGGGGTTGGGTGATAATTGGGGTGGGTTAGACTTCTCTACCAATTCAGCTAGTTCAATCTTATATAACTCTACAAAAAGAGTACAACCACAAGGGTCTAAAACATCACTACCGACAGGTGATTTAGATACATATACAGTGGCTCAGTTCTATAGAAACAATACCTCTGGTACTATATCAACAGGACTCCCTTATGGAGTTAGCGTTGCTACTATTGGTAATGACGGAAGTACTTATACCACATCAGCACACAACGGCCTATGTTTTGCTATCCCTATCGCCCTTGTGAGTAGACGTAATCAAGGCGGTTATCATCCAGTTTATAATAGTAATGGCTGTATGACTTATGCGGCGGATGCTAATAGTGATGGATTGGTTAGTCAAAGGCGTGAATGGTCTGCTATGGAAGCTGGAAGGACTATAAGTAACCAACTTGATTGTTTTAGTGATAAGTTAAACTGGAACTCAGCAATACCTTCAACAGGGGTTTTTCGTGGTTATTCTGCCGATGGTGCTATAGCTGGTGGCAATTCAGGAAGACCAGACGATAAGTTCTACGATGCTATCTATGCTTCTGACGTAAATGACCTAAGAATGTCATCTAAGAAACTACCTTTAGCTGAAATACGTGAAAAGTATAAGAGAATGGCTATTGCAGGGGAAGTTAGAGGATTTGAGAGTGTTCCTTATTTGTTAAGGTTCGATACTAACTCATATTCAACAAACCCAGATAAACTTAATGTTTTAATAGGAGATGCCTCTGACGTTTCTGTTGGTGATATAATTGTAATAGAAAGTAGTAATAATACATATGTCACACGTACAGTGGATGCTATTACTAATGATACCCTATTCTTCCTTGTACCCTTTGACAGATTAGCTAATGGCATAGTTGCAATCCACAAAGCACAAACCCACAAACAAGCCAACCCAACTTGGACGGATATTATAGGTAGTCCTGCCAACATAGCCGCTACTTTTCCTGATGGTGTTGAGGGGCAGTGGATACCTGTGATACCTGATGGTACTGGTAATTATAAATTAAACAGGAAATCCATTAGCTCAGAAGTATCCGCAGAGTGGTCAAACGACAATGGTGCCTCATGGAGTCAGACAGGTACAGCTACTAACTTAGATACTACCAATAATGATATTGGGCATCCAAGTGTCCACGCAGCTAATTCTGTATCTCTGAATCACTACGAAACCCAAGCGCATTTCACTAGTGATGTGGGTAGTAGCGGTGATAATAGCAAGGTGTTGGATTTGGGGGGTGTGTGGTGTCATAATGATTATTGGGTTCCTAATGGAATGATACTTCATTCTAGCTTAATAGGTAAAATAGCAACTTCGGGTGGTTCAGTTGTGCATAATATTGAGCCATCATTAGAGTATATCGCTTTTGATAGTACGGGAGTGATTAGAAGCGGGGGCGCTTACATTGAACCAACACACCCTACCATTTCCCTAGAAAACCCTGACAATTCTGCCATAAAAACCCTAGACTACTTATCTCATGATAACAACGTAGCTAAATTGTGTTATGCGTATAAAGAAATGATTTGGGATAGTGCTGCTGCTGATGTAACTTATTATACTAATATTACTATGGCTTCAGCGATGAACTCAGTAAATACTGGTGAACATTATAATATTACAGGCGGTAATCTTTCAGGTTACTACCAGTGTATGTCGCAGTTTTCAGGTAGTTCGTTTCAGACTCATTATGATTCTGGGATAATACGCCTAGACAACAACGGTAACATAATAAAGTCTTCAGATGGCTCGCTAATTGGTAGTTACATGACAGGGGCTGGTTTTGGTGACAACAACAAGTTTGAAATCACTGATGGTCAAGAATCATTTACTGATGATAATGGTCAGACAGGTCTACGAGGTTCTGCTTCATTTAATACACAACATTTTATAGTGGAGACATAATCATGGACTTATTATATTTTGAAACTTTAAATGAAGCGGGTGAAGTTGTTGTTAATCGCCCTGAAACAAAATCTAATACCGATTTAGAGCGAGTTATTGCGTTAAACAAGCCAATCAGTGTTGTTGAGAGATTCGCTGAAATGGTGGTGTTGGGCGAACAATGGGCATGGTATGACTTATATCAGCAATATCTTATCGATGTTATTGAGCATGACGAGTTAGTTAATAACCATGTGATTGAATACGATGAAGATGGCGTCGAAATAGAATGGTTAGCGCCAATGCCACCGGTTGAAACTACTCGCCCCGTATTAGTCACCACTGAGCAGTTATTAGCGAGTGCAAAAGGACATTCCGCTTTAGTAAAAAATCGCGGCGTTGAATTGCTTGGCAAAACAATCAGTTTAAATGAGTCTAATCAAAACGGCATAGCCGCCGTCTTAACCGGCTTGTCTTTAGCTGAAAGCGTTGGCGCTGATATGTTTCCCTTATCGTTTAAAGCGGAAACATTAAGCGGCGTGGTGTCTATGCCATTTGCTGACTTAGCAGCGTTTAAAGGCTTTGCTTTGCAGTTTATGGGTGCAAGACAGGCGTTTTTCAAATGATGCCGGTACTTAGAGCGCTCCGGCAATTGCTCGGTTATGCGTTTTTCGGCTACTTACTATTAGGCACTCCATTAGGGGTGTTTTTTTTGGTCCAGTTTTTCTTTATTAGCAAATATCCGTACTGCTTTTCGACCTGGCTTGTGCTTGATGTTTTTGCATGCCATGTTTTTCATGGCACAGGGGTTAAGCGAACCATTAGCGGTTGGACGGGGCAGCACATGCACATAAGTAGGCGTTATTACTATCAAGCCAAAGTTATAGATTTTGCTTTTGGTAAAGCCCATTGCTTTAAAACCTTTAAAAGTGAACGCGCCAAGGGTTACACGTAACTCATAGCGCGAGTTAACTCACTTCACGCCCTCCTTTCGTCAATAGAGATAACTAATGGCCGCTATTTTTTTAAAATCCTTTCAAGGTGAAAGACCTAGAATTGATCCTAGACATTTACCTAATGAATTCGCGCAAAAAGCAAAAGGGTGCCACTTCTATCATGGCAACCTTTCACCACTAAGGCAGTTAGCCACAACGGGCGATAACGTCATTACTAATGCAAAGACTATCTTTAGATACCTTAATGAGCATTGGTTTGCGTGGAACGTTGATGTTGATGCGGTTAACAGTCCAATAGCCAACGATCCGTGGCAACGGGTTTATTTTACCGGTGATGATTTCCCTAAAGTGACCAACAACGCGACATTTAGCGGGGCAAGCATGCCAGCAGTATCTTACCGGTTAGGTATTCAGCCGCCTGAGATACCGGTGATCGGTGTGGTGACGGAAGCTGCAACGGAAGAAGTTGATCCTAATGATGATGAAGACAGGTATTACACGCACACCTTTGTCACTGAACAAGGCGAAGAAGGACCACCAGGTGAAGCGTCACAAAAAATAGTCTTACTTTACCCTGAAGAGGCAGAAACCTTTGTCTCGCTTGCCTTTTCACCGCCAAACGTTAACCAGGCCAACATTACGCGCCGAAGAATTTACCGCACTTCAACCGGTGGTGGTGTGGCTGATTACTTGTTGGTGGCTGATATACCCATTGCTCAAGCACAATTTGTTGATGATATTGCCAGTGCTGCGCTTGGCGCTCCATTAGAGACATACGACTATGAGCGGCCACCAACAGATATGTTTGGTTTAGTGTCTATGGCTAACGGCATTATGGCAGGGTTTACCGGCAATACGGTTTGCTTTAGTAAAGCTTACTTGCCTTACGCTTGGCCAACTGACTATCAAATGACAACTGAGCATAACATTGTCGGCAGAATTGCTATGGGTAACTCAGTAGCAGTGCTAACGGAAGGGTATCCTTATATTTTTTCAGGGGTTACGCCTGAGTCAATGGCCGGTCAAAAGCTAGAGTCTAATCAATCTTGTGTCAGTAAGCGCTCGGCAGTTATCGCCAGTGGCCGCATTATTTACGCAAGCCCTGATGGTCTTGTCGGGCTTACCAGTGCGGGGGCTGACGTTATCACGGATACCATTATCACTAAGGAGCAATGGCAAGCTTTTGAACCTAGCACTATTGAGGCGTATTTACAGGAAGGTCGATACTTGGCGTTTTATGGCGCCAACCTTGATAAGTGTTTTATCTTTGATCCAACTAACGGGGATTTTCGCACCTTTGATGCAATCGCGACTTGTGGCTTTAACGACTTAATGAGTGATTCACTTTACTTATGCCAAGGCGGGTTCATTACCAAGTGGGAGGCCAGTGCCGGTCTTATGTCCTTTACATGGCATTCAAAAGAATATCGCCTATCCGATAAGTCGATGGCGCATGTTCGCGTGGACGGTGACGATTTAGGCAATGTGGGTATTCGTATCTTTTGCGACAAAATAGAAATAGCACATAAAACCCCAGGGCAATTAACGCCATTGTCGTTTAGGTTGCCGACTAATCGCGGTGATGCTTGGGAGTTTGAATTGTATGGCACAGGCACAGTTAAAAGCGTCATTATCTCTGACTCGGCTAGCGACATTAAGAGGCTGTTAAATGAAGCGCAATAAAAATCAATTTCCTGGTATCCCAAGAAACCCAAAAACAGATGTAGTACAAAGCACGATAACGGAAAACGTTGAGCTGTTAACGGGGGCGCGAGGCAAAAACAGGGCGCTATTGGTTAGTGACTTAGTGAACCTTGACGATATGAAACGCAATTCGTTGATTCAGTCGGCTAAAGGAGGCAATAATGGCGGCTTGCCTATTGTGCCAGGTGGAGGCATTGAGCGCCCTCATGCGCCGGTCAACTTACAAGGCACTGGTGGTTTTACTTTTATCGCCTTAACGTGGAATGCGCCTAATTATAAAGGCCATGCTTATGCAGAAATATTTAGATCTGACACTAACATTTTTGCTGATGCGATAAGGGTAGCCACGGAAGTCACCGATATTTTCAGTGATAGCGTTAACATGGGTTCACAGTATTATTATTGGGTTCGCTTTGTTAACAAGGCCGATATGATTGGTCCTACTCAGGGGGCTAATGGCTTATACGTTGAAACCCAGCGATCAGCCGAACAGATACTTGCGGAAATTGGCGGCCAAATTGAGGATAGTCATTTAGGCGAATTTTTATCGAGTAAAATAGGAAAAATACCAGATTTATCGTCGGATATGGAAACCTTTAAGGCCGAAATACCTCAGTTAATTGCTGATGTTGGTCAGTTCAAAGTAGACATACCCGCGCTAAGCTTTGATATTGGCGAGTTAAAGGCCGACATACCCGCGCTAAGTTTTGATGTTGGCGAACTAAAGGTTGATGTTCCTAACATTAAGGACGCAGTTTTTGGCGTTGATGGGTTGGTCGATACGGTCAAGCAAGACTCAGAAAACGCCAAGCAAACCGCTAATAATGCTAAAGAAACGGCTGAAATTATTTTAGCTGACAATGAGTCGTTAGCGCGAAGATTGATAGATTCGGCCCTGGTGGGTGATTTAAACTGGAGAAACAATGCGGTTAGCCTTATATCGCTAGAAGCATCGATTGATGGTGTTAAAGCTACGGTAGCAAGCGAGTTCTACACCCGAACTGAAGCAAACTCTGCCATTGCCGCCGCTTCAACCACTATCCAAACGATGATAGAAGAGAACGGGCTTGCGTTATCAGGCGATATAGATTCCACTTACTACACCAAAACAACAACCGACGAGGCGATAGCGCTTGCTGGCTTAACCCTTAAAGCAAGTATTGAAGATCCTGAAGGGGGTAGCGTAGGCGCGACACTCTTTAATGACTACTACACAAAAGTAGGGGCTAACACTGCCACTGCCGCTGCCGGTGACACGCTAAAAGCACAGATTGAAGATCCAACCGGCACAAGCTTAGGGGCAACCTTATTCACTAATTATTACACGCAAGCAAACGCTAATGAGGCCATTGCACAAGCAGATACGGCGTTAAAGGCTGCCATTGAAGATCCAAGTGGTACAAGTATTGGCGCTGAACTGGTGAACAATTACCGTACCACTGCCGACTCAGACACCGCAATCAGTGAAGCAAACTCACTGCTAAGAGCGTCTATTGAAAGTCTAGACGGGGGTAGTATTGGCGCAGAGCTTGTGACTAACTACCGCACATCAGCCGGTACTGACACCGCTATCAGTGAAGCAAGCGACCTCTTAAAGGCTACGATTGAAAATCCCAACGGCGATAGTATCGGTGCCGAGCTATTTAATCACTATGAAACCAAGGCCGACAGTAACGAGTCGGTTGCCAAGTCTATTTTTGAACTAAGCAGCACGTTTGATAAAGCGACCGAGGCAACGATAGATAACGCTATTGCTAACGACATTCAAAGTGACCGGCAAAGGGTGGTTGCCGCGAACCTTATTCAGCAACAGAAAACATTTGCTAACGAAAACCAAGCACTAACAGAAACATTGCAAGTGTTAGAATCTCAATTTAATGATAGCAATGCCAGTGTGTTTAATTTGTCGCAAACTATGTCCACCAATATCCAAGCGACAGCTAAGAAAGTGTTATTGCTGACCAGTAACATAGGCAACGTTAGTGCTGACGTTTATCATAATTTTTATACTAAGGCTGATGCCAATGAAGCAACGGCAACAGCCGATACCGCGCTAAGGGCGGCAATAGAAAATCCAACCGGTGATAGTATTGGCGCTGATCTGCAAACGAATTATTACACAAAGACCACCGCTGACAGTGCTATTTCTGAAGCAACGACACAAGTAAAATCCACGATTGAAGATCCCACCGGCTCAAGTATTGGCGCTGACCTAGTGGAAAATTACTACACTAAAGTTACTGCTGATACTGCTATATCAAAGGCTGACACCGCACTAAAAGCCGCAATAGAAAACCCAGTAGGTGATAGCATTGGCGCTGACTTACAGTTAAATTATTACACTAAAACCACTGCTGATGAAGCCACAGCCGAAGCGAAAACCCAGCTAAAGGCCGCCATTGAAGATCCAAATGGCACAAGTATTGGCGCTGACGTTTATAATAACTTCTACACTAAAACTACCGCTGACGAAGCTATCGCAACAGCCGACACCGCATTGAAAACAGCCATTGAAGACCCCACTGGCTCAAGTATTGGCGCTGATCTGCAAACGAACTATTATACTAAAACCACTGCTGATGAAGCCACGGCTGAAGCAACAACTCAGCTTAAAGCCGCCATTGAAGACCCCATTGGCACAAGTATCGGTGCTGACTTGGTGGAAAACTTTTACACTAAAACTACCGCTGACGAAGCTATCGCAACAGCCGACACCGCATTGAAAGCAGCCATTGAAGATCCAGTTGGTTCAAGCATTGGCGCTGATCTGCAAACAAACTATTACACCAAAGTTACCGCCGACGAAGCCACAGCCGAAGCGACAAAACAACTCAAGGCCGCCATTGAAGATGTTGATGGTAGTAGCATTGGTGCTGATCTGGTGGAAAATTTCTATACAAAAACCACCGCCGACGAAGCCACCGCCAAGGCAACGAAGCAACTTAAAGCGGAGGTCGAAGATCCTGATGGCAACAGTGTAGGGGCTGAACTTTACAACCGATATGAGACTAAAGCGGATAACGAGAAGTCAACGGCACAAGCGGTATTTGCATTAAGCAGCACTTTTGGCAAATCCATTGAAGCCACACTAGATAACGCTTTGGCAAACGATCTAGAAAGCGATAGGCGGCGAGTCATTTCGGCTGACTTAGTTAAGCAGCAAAAGACATTCGCTGATGAAACACAAGCGTTAACTCAAAGCTTATTGCAACTCAAGTCACAGTTTAATGACAGTAACGCGCGTGTATTTAGTTTGACACAAACTATGGCTAACAGCGTCCAGGCAACGGCTAAAAAAATACTTCTGATCAGCAGTGAGCTAGGCAACGTTAGCGCCGATGTTTACCAAAATTTCTATACTAAAACTACGGCTGATGAAGCTATCGCTGAAGCCGATACCGCACTAAAGACTGAAATGGAAGATCCTGAAGGTTCAAGCATTGGTGCTGATCTGCAGTTAAATTACTACACTAAAGTCACGGCCAATGAAGCGGTGGCTGAATCGAGCAAGTTACTTAAGGCTGAAATAGAAAACATTGATGGTGATTCTATAGGCGCTGACCTTTACAACAACCACTATACTAAAGTCACAGCTAATGAAGCGGTGGCCGAGACAAATAAGATACTTAAGGCTGAAATAGAAGATGCTGATGGCACAAGTCTTGGCGCTTCACTTCAAGCGCTAGGAAAAACCGTTGCTAATAATGATGAACAATGGGCAATGTGGGGGGTTAAAACCACTGTCAACGAGTTAACTAGTTCGTTTGGCTTGGTGAATGACGGGGTTGATCCTATCTTTGCTATCAAAGGTGCTAAGTTTGCGATTATCACAAGCCAAGACCCAGATAACTTAACACCAGTGTTTGCGGTGGTTGACGGTAAAACGGTGATGAATGAAGCGGTAATAGACAGTGCTTTTATTCAGTCACTTGTTACGGATGATTTATTGTCTAATCGCGTGACGGTAGGCTCAGTGCTGAAAACACCCTCTATTAATTATGATCCTACCCTTGGGCGCAGTCAAAATTTCTCAGTAGATCCCAATGGCAACATGCAAGCCAAAAGCGCCGTTTTAGAAAGTGTGGTTATCAAGGACTCGCTAGGTAATATTGTCATGAGTTCGACCGGCGCTATTCCATCAACCAGAGTTACAGGACTTGGAGGGTTGGCTTTACTGGATGCGCTTGGCTATGATTCACTGAGTGGCAGACCTACGCTTGGCGCCTTTGCTGCGCTAGATTCGCTTGGCTACGATTCACTGAGTGGAAAGCCTACGCTTGGTAGCTTGGCCTCGCAAAACTCTCTCGGCTATAATTCACTAACCGGTAAGCCGACACTTGGATCGCTAGCCGCATTAAGTTCGCTAGCCTATGACAGCGTGACGGGCAAGCCAACTCTAGGGCCATTTGCGGGTTTAGCTAAATTACTGTCAACCAATGTCAGCACCTATATAGAATCTGGCGCCATTGGTAGCGCACAAATAAACCAAGCCTATATTGCTGAATTGTTTGGCAATAACGCGTCTTTTGCAGGGACGGTTTATGCGGAGAATATAGATGGTGATGTGGTCGATGTGGAGACTTATAGCTATCCAAGCACAAGGTCGATAACAACAAGCGAAACGTTTACCTTGTTTAGTGGTTCTGTGGCTGCTGCTGCATTTGGTCGCAAGCTAACCTTTGGCGCTATTCCGCTTCATGCGGTCCTAGATCCGACCTCAAATGATACAGCGACATTGACAGTCACATTAAAATACTATCGAGGTTCCTCACTAATTTATACGTCACCTAGCCTCACGTTTCTTCATGAGGATGCAGGGGAGGTCAAGAGTAGTTTAGCTTCCCATCCTGTTGTTATTGCCATTGCAAGCTCCGCATCAGCTACGAGTTTCAATGTAAAGTGTGCGGTTATCAGGGGGTCAAGCCACTACAGTCACCCCAAACTAAACCAATCACAATCTTGCATGGTTAGTTTATTTAAAGCTGGGGGTGCGCTGTCTTAATGTGCATTCAAATTCAGGGCTTGTTGTGCAGATAAGGGGTTGGGTTACTCCTCATAGTTGATGGTTTAAAAGCGCAACCTTACCCCTGCACTTGGTACTAAGGCGTTAATATCACCGTTTTTATACAGGTCTGCACCAAGGGTAATACTAGAATGACCTGTTCGGTAGGCTAGCCCTATATAGATATGCGCAGCGGCATTAGAATAATCATAGTAATTCGTAAGCTTTACCTGTTCACTAATGTCAGGTTCGGCATTGTAAATTTCTCGGTAATTACTGTTCACTGAAACTTCTGAAATCCCGATTTTAGCAATGATATTGAATGGTTCAGTTAAGCTAAATTCTTTTACTACATCTAAAGTGGTCACTTCAAATTTTCGCTTAGTGTTAGAGTCAATAACACCGTCCAGGTAAGGTGCGCTAGACCTGCCTATTGTGTCTTTGTATACCGCATAACCTAACTCAAAGCCTAAGCCTGATGTTGATAACCATCCGGCTTTAAGCTTTACACCTTTTGCTTTTACGTTTGCTTGATTAGTTACATCTATATCTGCCTGGCCTAGACTCACCTCAAGCACCGTACCGGCAATACTTGATACAGACGTTACGCAAAGAGCGATTACAATCATTATACTGAATAAAATTTTCTTCATTAGTGCCTCTTCTCTGTTATTAATGACAGTTATGTATACAACTACAGTTATTGTATAAAAAATACAGTATACCAAACTATTCATCTAGGTTGAATTGTAAGACTAGATATAGCCAAACCTCCCGATTTAAGGTAATATTTCACCACTATGGACAAATTCACTTTGGTTAAATCTGAGTGGTTAGCACATAGGGTCAGACTTAAAGACCAAATAGATCGCATAGGCGAACTTGCTAACGACAAAGATTTTTATACCAACATCGACAAAGCCTGCTCTAACGAGTGGGCTTTTTTGTTTCTGTCTCCTAATGGTTTCTTGATTTTAAGGCCAAGGCATAACCAACAAGTCAGTTACATTGATGTTGTAGCCGCGCATTGCCATGAAGGTGATGCTATTTCTAAATACCTTCCTTTTGTTTTAACTCTTGCCAAAAAAGGCCAAGCGCAATATCTACGGTTTTACACTGTCCGAAAAGGCTTTGATAAAGTTGCGCTTAACCATGGGTTTACTAAAGTCGGGTTTCACCACAAATTCGCTGTTTGGCGATACAAAATATAGAGGCCATTATGGGTGGTAGTGAAGAAGTAGAAGAAACCGAGTATGAAAAAGAACTCGCCAAAGTGTATAAGGACCAATGGAACTATTATCAAAAAGACGTAGTGCCGATGGAGGGCGTTGTGATTGACGAAGCCAAGTCGAGCAATGACACGAAGGTCTATGACAGTATTTCTGGTGATGTAAATCTAGGTTATCAAAAAGCGTTTAGTAAAGCGGGTGAACAAACGTTAGATAATTTAGCCGCAAGCGGTGTTGATCCAAGCTCAGGCAAAGCTAAGGGGCTATTAAGCGACTTAAGCAATGAACAAGCTTCAGTGTCGGCAGACGCAACAAGTCGCGCTGAAAGTGATGGTCAAGAGCGATACACCGACAAAATGTCGAATGTAATGGCAATGGGGCAAGGTGAAGCGCAACAAGCGGTATCATCACTGAGTGATATTGCAGCGAACTCACAACGAAAAGCTTTTCAAGATGCCAGTATTTCAGCGAAAAACAAAACCAACACGTTAAGCACTATCGGTGCGGTGGGTGGCGCTATGGCAAGCGGCTCAATGAAGAAGCCAGGCGTTGACCTGAATTCTCCCGAAATTTTAGCCGGTACGCCGACTAATCAAAGTTATAACGGAACGAGGGTTACGTAGTCATGATGGAATATACAAAAATTGAAAGAGAAGATGCTGGCATGATAGCGGGCAAGACTTCAGAGAAAGGCTATCAAGACACGATGGCCGATCTTACGCGCGACCAGTGGAATGACTTTAAAACGCGATACTTACCAGTGCAAAAAGACTTATTTAACCTGGCCACTAGTGATCAGTTATTAACGGAGCAGTTAGGGCGTAATAAAGAAAACATTGAAAGCTCTTTTGCCAACTCAGAGCAAAACGAGTCAATGCGACTAGGTAGATATGGCTTAGACGCTGAAAAATCACAGCAAAACGGCAACAACACTAATCTACTTAAAAGCCTCACTACCGCATCAGTGAACAATGAGACTCGCGGAGCCGTTGATGATCTGCAAAATAAAATCATTACCGGTCAAGGTGGCGCACCTAAATCACTTGCTGACATTGGAGGCACAGGATAATGAGCTATAGCATAATGAATGCCGGAGCTAGCACGAAAGCCCAGGCTAAAAATTCTTTAAAAACACTTTCGGATCTAGAGCAAAACCGAGAGGCCACCAATAAACAGCTAGCCCAACAAAAGAAAGGCAATCAATTAAGCGGCGTTAGTAGCGGTGCAATGATGGGCTTTATGGTTGGTGGCCCTGCGGGTGCGGCTATCGGGGCCGGTGTTGGCTTAATTGCGGGATCACTTTAGGAGAAAACAATGGGCGCACCACTTTTAGACGGCTTTGAGCGTGGCTTTAACATGATGGAGCGGCACGATGCTCGAGTCGGCCGTAAAGAACGTTTATCTAGAATGGATGAACAAAACGAAAGTCGATACCAGGCCGGTCAAACAAGATTAGCTGATATGGATAAGCAGAACGAAAGTCGCTATCAGGACAATCAAGCAAGGCAAGTCACTAATGACAAAGCTGCCGTTGACTATCGGGCAAGCATGCTTAGTAGTAGACAAGAGAGCACTGAAAATCAGCAAAAGCATTACAAGTGGCAGCAAAATGTTAAGGAACGCGAACAGAAGTGGAGCCTAATCGCCCCCCAATTAGAAAATATTCACAACCAATTTTTTGAAACGGGAGCCATGCCAGAACAGGCTGCGCAGTTCTTTAAAGATACCCCGCTGTATAACGATTACAACCCTGCCACTTATACAGATAAAAAGCGCAGAGACTCAATTAAACAGCTAGAGGCTAAAACTAAAGGGGCGCTTGATAGTGGTAATTTTTCCGTTTTTAAAGAGCCTGAATTTTTAAAGCTTTTCAACACCTCCTATCAATCCACTATTAAACGTGGCGTGGGTGATTTTGATGATAAAGAAGGAGCAACAATAGTAGACAAGGAGTTATACCGGCTTATTCCAGCCGGTGAGGGTTCTGTATCAATTGAGTTAAACGTTACATACCAAAAGCCTAACGGTGATAAATACACTAAACCTCAACCTATGACGAAGGGCGGCACTAATGAGGAAGAAGATCCTGTTAACCGCTGGTCTTTGGGTGAAATGATGAACACTATGAAGGTTCGCTCAAGCATGGCTGACTTAGCCGAAAATGGCGAGAAGTACCGAGCTAGAAGTCAACAAACACTAGGAGCAATGAAAGGGCCAGATAAAAACCCCGATTGGAAAGAAGTGAAAGGCAACATGGGCGAAACGCTAGGTTACCAGAACTTAAATAACGGCCAGTTCCAGAAGTTAGCCGGTGGCGCTGAAGAAGCGGGGATGAACATTGAAGAGAAAGCGAACAACAAGCAACAAGTGGCACTAGAGCAAACCAATACATTCCTTTCAGCCGCAGGGGGCATGAGTAAAGATCTTGGTCTTGACTTGAATGATGATGATATAGCAACCGTGGTTCAAATGTTTGAAACTCAAGCTAGATCATCTGGTGGTAAAACCGACCTTAATGAGCTAATGACCAGTATGTTAAAGAATCATGCGAAAACAAAGGCAGCAACCACCAAGCAAAAAGCTGAACAGCGAACAGCAAGAAAAGCGCATATCGCTGAAAATCCAGATACCTCACCACTTAGCTTTAAATAGTAGATTATTTACAGGACTTTTTTAAATGACAGATCTTAACAAGTACGCCAAAGACTCAGGCTATTTTGACCAGGTAAAACCAGAAGATGATCGCTACGAATTCACCAAAGGCGTTACTTCCGCTTTAAGCAGTACGGTATCAGGCGGTAAGGCGTTGGTTGGTGCGGTTACTGGTGATGAAAACTTACAGTTACGTTCGCTTGATGATATGCGCCAAAACTCGACAGATAACGCCGGTAAAGTGGGCCGCATTGAGGATATTGAAGGGGTTGGAGATTTTACCGACTGGCTATCTTATAACCTTGGTTCGGGTACCGCTTCAATTGCGACTATGGTGGCCGGTGGTGGTTTGGGCGGCTTGGCTCTAAAGGGGGCTGCCAAAGGCGCTTTAGTTAATGCCGGTAAAACATTAGGGGCAACAAGTACAGGTTTTGCGCCTAACTATGGTGAATCATTACAAAGCGCCTACGGCACAACAGGTGAAATCAAGAATCAAGCGGCGCTTGCGTCTGCCAGTATCAAAACCGCATTAGATTTTATTGTCCCTGCAAAATTATTAAAAGCTGGTATCGGCAAAGAAGCCTCTAAAGAATATTCTGAGATTGCAAAGCAGAAGATGATTAATGACAAAGGCTTTGTTACCTGGGCGAAAGAAGCGCTTAAAACAGGTAAGACTGAAGCCTTTACTGAGGGCTTGCAAACTTACACCGATCAGGTGATGAATAACATACTAACAGAAGGAGATAATCCTCTTGCTGTTCGTAGTGGTTCGGAAATTTTTAACGCTATGGCTGCCGGTGGTGCCGGTTCTATGGGTATTGGTGCTTATAGTGGTTATCAACAAAATAGAAATGCTGAAGCTTTACGCAATCAATCCAGTGATGTTAATGGCCAGGTCGATGATTTATGGGAGCTTGCTCAAACCGATGAAGTAGCAAGCAAGCGCGTTAATCAATGGCAGCAAAAGCGCTCTGACGTTGCTAAAACAGGGGTGCGTGATCTAATTGCTCAAGGTGCTTCACCGGAAGAAGCCAACGCCGAAATGAGAAAATCTTTAATTCTTTCGGCTAAAAAACAAGGTATGTCAGATTTAAATGCCATTAGCAGTGCTGACAATGCGTTAACCATGACTGAAGTTGAGATCATGCAAGACAACGCACCGGAGTTTTTTGAAGAACTGAACGGTAGTGAAGCGTCGGTTGACTATGATGTGCCAACCGCCGCAAGAAATGCCGGAGCTAAAAACGACTTAGAAGCGGGTAAATTTGGTGAGGCGCTAGAGTCTGGTGAACCGCTAACAATCCCTAATCGAGAAGCGCCTAAAGGCAAAGAGAACGCTGACTATGACGTTCCAGCCGCCGCGAGAAATGCGGGTGCTAAAAATAATGTAGAAGCGGGTAAGTTTGGTGATTGGATAACAAGCCCTTTGCAAGAGTCATTAGGCACAATGAAGGATCAAACACCGGCTGATATGGTGGGCGAGGCGAGTAGCAATACGGGTTATACCCCGCAAGACAGGACAGTGCTTGAAGGTGATGTACTTTCAAAAGAGCAAAGTAGCGAACTCGTTAATCAACGCACCTATACGGGTATTAATGGTGACTTCATTGAAGGGGAGTCAACGGCGGCAAAAGGTAAGTTTCCTACCGAGCAAGAAGTAAATCAACGACAAGGCCGCGATAAAGCTAAGGCTGATTTTTCAGAACAACCCGCACAAGTGACCGATAAAAACATTGTGTATGGCCAAGATAATACGCGAGAAGTTGACGGTAAAGTTGCACAAGAAAAAATGGTTGATGGCATTAAAAATCAACCCAAGCAAATAACTGACAAGAATATAATTTTTGCTAAAGATACGGATGAATTAGGTAAAGTACACGTTAAAGCCAATGGCAAACCGTTTAAAAATGAGCGTCTACTTAAAATATCAAGAGGCTATAAAGAAGCGGTTCGTCAAAAAGAACCCGTTGAAGTGATCGCCCATGAAGGTGGGTTAGCTTGGCGTTATCAGCCGAAGAGTGAAAAATCATCAGAAGCGACCGCACCTATCTCTGGTCCTAAAGCAATCGACGAGGCCGCGCACGAAGCCGCCACTTCTCCCATGAATGATCTAGCTGAGCCTACCATTGCTCAGGCGGAAGCCAATAACTACAAGTTAGGCCGAATAGTACATAGTGGCATTAAAATCGGTATTGAAAACCCGCAAGGCAGCTACCGCAAAGGTATTGATGGTGACGGCAAAAAGTGGTCCAATAAAATCAATCATCATTATGGTGACGTTACCGGCTCAAAAGGCGCAGACGGTGACGCACTTGATGTATTTGTTAACCCTAATACGGAAAGTAGCACGAATGCTTACATCGTTGACCAAGTAGAGCCGAAAACAGGCGCTTTTGATGAACATAAAATCATGCTTGGTTTTGACTCTAAAGATGATGCCGAAAAAGCATACTTATCTAATTATGATAAAGGCTGGAAGGGTGTTGGGGCCATTAGTGAAGTGCCTATTGAAACATTTAAAGGTTGGGTGGAAAAAGGCAACACTATTCAAGCTTATAAAAAGCCCGATACACCCCAAGAACAAACACCACAAGAAACGGCCTCACAAAAGGCCGTTGTCGTATCTGAAGCTAAAGAAACCGATGTTAACCTTACCAGTGAGGGTGACATACCTCAAGAGACTGATATGTTTGGAGATAGCGCACCGGTAGAGCCTAAATCTCAATCCAAAATTAAAATTGGAAAAATTGATACCGACGATTGGGCTGAACACCTTGAAGATGCCGATGGTGATATTGAGCAAGCTAAACAGGACTATAACGACAGTTCACTTGAAGCTATTGACTATGGCATTAATGAGATCGACAGTATAGACAGCCCTAGCCAGGTTGCATTAGCTGCGGATGAAATACAAAAATACATCGATGCGGGGGTAACTGGTTATGATGAAATCGCCGTTAATCGAATATTAAGAGCAAATAAAAAGCTAAATAAAGTTCAGGAACCTGAAACGGCTCAGGACAGCGAACCTTCATGGAAGGAGTGGATGGGCAAAGACGAGCAAGCCCAATTATCTGTCACTGCCAGAGCAATTGGAGATCTGGAAGAACGCATTGTGTTAGCCAGTGAGCCTTTTTCAAAGAAAAAGTACCAAAAAGAGTTGGCTGAGCGAAACGAACAGAGAGAAATGCTTTTATCTGGCATGACTATTGAAGAAATACTGAAAAACCAAAAAGCCACTGAAACCCTCGGCGGTGAAACTGGTGTCATTCAAGGCATAGAAAGGACCACCACTGAAAGCCTTAACGATGAAGCCGAACAAGCCAGCGGTCCAATTTCCGGAAATAGAAAGCTACTCGACTTCATGGTGCAAGAGATTAAAAAATCTTACATTGCCAACAACAATGACTTAAAGGCCGTAGGTAAGCGATATTATGGCTTAGAAAAGGCTCTCGACGTTACGCCTCAACAATTAAAATTGCTACAAGAGGCTTTTGAAACGGTTAACGTGATCAAGCGCAGAGCTAGCACTCAAAACTTGTTAGGAACACTGAAGAACAAAGATGCTGCAGTGTTAAAAGTGTTTAATGGCCATGTTAAAGCTTATGAAGGGCAACCCAACCTAGATGTAAGAACTAAAAAATCGGTTGAGTTCCAAGCTTACAGTACCCCTTCACCTATGTCATTTTTAAGCAATATTGCTGCCGGTGTTGATGCTAATTCTACGGTGTTTGAGCCTACCGCTGGTAACGGATTACTGCTATTAACTTCAGCACCAGAAAACACCTTTGCCAACGAGTTAGACCCTGTTCGTGCGGATTCATTAGCCTATACCGGTTTTAATGTTACGATGAAAAACGCCACTAATAGCCCTTTTGATGGTTGGCTAGATGGACCGGTTGATGCGGTACTTGCCAACCCTCCTTTTGGGCGTTTACGCGATGATAACGGCAAGCCAACTGATTTTACCTTTACGGACAAGCAAGGTAAGTCGCGTGTATTTAAAGAAATAGATCATGTGATTGCTTACCAGGCATTGGAGGCCATGAAGGATAACGGCAAGGCTTCGCTGATATTGGGCGCACCAAAAGAGGCGAGTGATTACAAAGGCAATAACAAAATATTTTTAAATTGGCTTTATCAGAACTATAATGTTCAACATCACATTGAAGCTGATGGTAAACTCTATAAAGGGCAAGGTGCTGCATGGCCCTTGCAGATGATTACAATTAATGGTCGGGCGCTTGAAGGTACGGGTAAGTTTGCGCCCATCAAAGGACAAATTGAGCGATTAACATCGTGGGAAGCTATCTATGAAAACTACAAGCAATCTGGATTACTGGACACCAACAACAAGCAATTTAAGCTTGGAAGAAAAAGCGCTAGTAACTTGCCGGATAGCCAAGGGGCAAAAGTTGTCCCACTTTCTGATAGAGCAAACGATACAGGACAATCTGATAGCGGAGTTGATGGAAATGCCAGTAGCAGACAGGCAAGACCTCAAGCCGTATTACCAGACGATAGATCCACAGGAGCTAGCGCAGATGCTAGTGTCGGATTCGACAGTCAACCAGATATTATCGACACTGGATTGGTCAAAGCAGACAGTAAACCAAAGACCGGAAGAACTGGCAATACAACAAGCGAAGCAACTGACAGTGTGGGATTACCTGGACAACGCCCAAGCGAATCAATAGCCGAGCAAAAAGGTCACAGCAAAGCACCAAAGCAAATTTCTACCAAAGTAAAAAAGATAAATGACTTCCAGGCTGAATATCAAACGGCCTCTGACGGATTCAACGACAAGGTATTAACACCGGTTAATATCGCCTCTTATACGCAATCAGCATTAATCGACATTCAAACCCGTCACGGCAGTATTGATGATTTTGTTATGGCCCGTTTAGGCTACGACAACAAAAAAGATTTACACAAAGCCTTTATGGGGCTGCAAGCCGACTCTGTTGCGCTTGCGGTTGATGCCATTGAAAAAGGTCGCGGCATTATTATTGGCGATCAGACCGGTGTAGGTAAAGGCCGTCAAGCTGCTGGTATTATCCGCTATGCGCTTGAAAACGGCAAAACGCCTATTTTTGTTTCTCAAAAGCCGAACTTATTCACTGATATGTACGACGATCTTGAAGATGTTGGTGTGAAGGGCTTTACCCCTTTAATTGTCAATCAAGACAAAGGTTACATCTCTAAAGATGGTAAAAAGGTTTTTAACCACTCGTCAGCCAACCGTAAAAAGCTAATGGATAAAGTGTCAGCTAACCGCGAACTGCCTAAAGGTTACGATGCTTTATTTTTAACTTACTCGCAAATATCATCAGATAAGCAAGGCACAAAAACTAGCATGATTGATGGCTTGTTAGATAACGCTATCTTGGTCATGGACGAGTCGCACACTGCTGCCGGTGGTGCGTCTAAGCTTGGTGTTGCCTTTCAAAATTTTGTAAGTAAAGCGGCAGGGGTAACTTACTTGTCGGCTACTTATGCCAAGCGCCCTGATAACATGTTGCTTTACATGCGCACTGACTTAGGCTTAGCAACCGATAACTACGAAAACTTAGTTAATGCGGTCCAAAATGGCGGCTTGGGTATGCAAACGTACATTGCCAGTAAACTTGCTGAAGCAGGGCAGATGGTAAGGCGTGAACGCTCTTTTGAAGGTATTAGCATTAAAGATGCCGTTATCAAAGACGCTTCAGGCGAAACCGCTAAGTTATTTGACCAAACAACCGAAGCACTACGGGCCATTCAAGATACATCGGCTTATTGGCGCTCTTATGTAGAACGCGACTTAGCCAACGACATACAGCGTGAAACGGGCTTGGATACTCGTATTTCAGGTAATCAGTCAGATACCGCAATCAACGTCACCTTGTTTAGTTCAGTTGTGCACAACTACATACGTCAACTCACACTAGGGTTAAAAGCAAAAGAATCAGCGCAATTGGCCATTAAAGCCATTAAAGACGGTAAGCGCCCTGTTATTGCCCTTGAAAGCACACTAGGATCCGCATTAAAAGCGTACATGGATAAGTACGGGAAAGTGACCGGTGATCATGCCGATAGCTTGAATTTTTCTACCATGCTTGAAGCTGTATTGGATAACACGCTTGCTTATTCAACGAAAGAACCTGGTGAGAAAAAAGGCGTTAAAACCGTCGTCAGTATTGATGCGGTTAGCGATCCGATGGTGCAAGAAATGTATCAACAAGCTAAGGCCGCTATTAAGCGCATTGATGCCAGTAAAATACCAGCTTCACCTATTGATACAATCCGTCATGAGATAACCAAGGCCGGTTATAGTGTTGCTGAAATTACAGGTCGAGACTTGATCATTGATTACAACGACAACGCTAAAATCATTAATCGTCCGGCAAGCGAGGACAATCGACGCGATACTGTTGATAGGTTTAATACCAGTAAGCTTGACGTTATTATTTTAAACCAAGCCGGTTCTACGGGGCTTTCTTTACATGCCAGTGAAAAGCTTGCTAAAGAACACCAAAAACCTAGATATATGGTCATTGCTGAGCCTTCTCTTGATGTAAATGTTTACATGCAGATGTTAGGTCGCGCAAACAGAACAGGGCAAGTTGTGCCGCCAAGTTATGATAATGCCTGGCTTGATTTACCTTCTGAAAAACGCCCTGCTGCGGTTATAGCTCGTAAAATGAAAGGCTTGAACGCCAATACTTCAGGCAATATCGATTCAGCAACCAGTGTTGAATCTATTGATATTTTAAATGAATACGGTGATGAAGTTGTTCGCAATTACGCGGCAGAGAATCGCAGCATGCTGGCTTCATACAATGCTAAGTTAGTTTCTTTGCCTGAAGAAGATGCGGCAAATTACTTCTTGGGCAAGGTTGCTGTACTTCCTGTAAAAATTCAAGACAAGGTGTTAAATGAAATTGAAGCCGCTTACAAGGATCACATTGCTTTTCTTGATGCGACAGGGCAAAACCAACTAAATACTAAGTCACTTGATTTAGAAGCGCGACCTATTTCACAAAAAATTATCGCTGAAAGTCGCGCCAGTGCGGGTGTCTTTGCTGAGCCGGTCTATTTAACGAAGGTAGAAGCAAAGGCGCAAGGTAAAGCGCCTAGTTGGTCTGAAGTCAGTGATGCTTTAGCCGAGTCGAGTCAAGCCGAGTTTGATGTAGCCACTCAGGAAATGCAAGACGATACTGTTTATAGCGAATCGTTATCTGGTCGTTTAGTTCAGCTACAAGAAAAGGAGGCCGAGGCCCGTTCTGAAGGAAAGAAAACAGATGGCTATGCGACACAAATTAACGGCATAAAAGAGCGTCAACGAGATTTTGAAGCCGACAAGCGCCAAATAAAGAATGATTTTAGCGAAGGGGGTACTTACAGTCACGGCGCATTTATTAATGTTATGCCTAACGAAAGCTTTGAAAAGGCGGTTCATGGCGTAATTGTTGGCTTGGACTACAAGCACGAAACCGGAAACCCTACTGCTAAATCAAAATGGAAACTAAAGGTAATGGTTGCCGATAGAATGCGCACCATTCCAATTAACTTAAGCCGCGCCCAAGATGGGGTGATCCAAGGTAAGCGTTGGGATAGTCAATCAAACATGGCCAAGATGTTTGATCAAATGAGTCAGTTACCACAAACTGAAACGCGACATATTATGACCGGCAACCTTGTTGAAGCAACCACATCAACAGCAAAGCAAGGTCGTATCGTGCCATTTTCAACGCATGATAACAGAGTGATTCAAGGGCTGTTGTTACCGGCAAGCTTTAACGCAGACGAAGATGTAAAAGCTAAATCTCAAGCGACAACCGAAGAGTCGGTGAAATGGCTGCTTAATGTTGACGATGATATTTTTGCCTCAATGGGTCTTAGCACGAATGATAAAGCGGTCACGGTTAGGCGCAAACGATGGGAGGAAGGTTATTCAGTCGAAATGCCTAAGTCAGCCGCCAAAGGTAAGAAGTATTGGGGTAACGAGGCAATTGAGGCTGTTATTGGTGAACAAGCGGTTAAAGGTGGTGGTACATTCTCAGTCAACTTGACTAAAGAACAAGTTATGCCTTTTGCCAAAGCCATGAAAGCGATTAACCCGTTAAGTGTCCAGGGGCAGGTACAAATAAAATCTTTCAATAAAATGTTTGGTAAAGAGTCTAATGATTTTGCCAAACAAGATATTGTCTTTAGTAGAGATAAATCAGCGGGGGTCGTATCTGATAGTGGGTCCGTGGGCGTTAGTGATGCGACCACCGTTAGTCAAGCTGATGCTGATATAGTCGTCGATCGTATCATCAGTGATTGGGATGGCGGCTCGTTGCGCAAGGATGATTTTATTGTTGTTTCTACGTTTGACGAACTTCCGCAAAACATAAAAGATGCCGCTAAAGATCAGGGCGCTGAAAATCAAGTAGGTGGCGTATTCCATCGAGGTAAAACCTATTTAGTTAGAGACAAACTTAAAGATCAACAGGAAGTTGAAACAACAATTTTCCATGAAACCTACGGGCATCATGGCATAAGAAAGTTATTCGGTAAAGAAATCGCGCAAAAGCTAAATCAACTACTCGTTGGTATTGGCGGCATGAAAGGCATGGACAAAATAGCGAAAAAGTATGGTATTGATCTGGATGCTTATAAGGAGGGGCTTGCTGGTTCAACATTAACCAACGCCCAGGCGCAAACTATATTGATGGACGAGTTACTTGCGCATTTAGCGGAAAATAACAAACCGTCAGTGATGCGTAAAGTTAGAGAAATTATTGGCGCTGTTCGTCAGTGGCTTAAAAACTCTGGCTTTATCAAGCTACAAGGCGTAAGCGATAGCGAGTTGTTTTATATCTTAAAGCAAGCACGAAAAGCGGTTCAAGGTGGCAATGGCAAAGGCGGCAATGGTGACATTCGCTTTTCAAGAGTCAGTGATGTTGTTGATAAGCTAGCCCCTAAAAAGCAAAGCAATACCCTTATTGCCAATGAAGATGAAGGTAATATCAATAAGTTTATTCGTACCATTCAAGACAAGTTCAAGCCGTTAAAAACCGTTCAAAATATTATCGAGAAGTCGGGCAAAAAAATATCAGACCAAGAAAATGCTTATGTTGCTGAAGAGCTATTTCACGGTAAGGCCGAGGAAGATTTGCGCAAGATGGAGCAAGATTATGTTCAGCCGTTAGTGGATGCGCTAATGAAAAGCAAAGTCGATATGAACGAGTTAGATCTTTATCTAATGGCCAAGCATGCCAAAGAGCGTAACGCCGTAGTCTCGAGTAAGAATGATGCGTTTGATGGTGAAAGCGGTAGTGGTATGACGAACGACGAAGCGCAAGCGATACTTGATAAAGCAACTGGTGACGGTAGAACAAAGGCGCTTGAAGAAGTCGCGCAAAAAGTTTACGCCATGACCAAAGCAAGGCGCGATATTTTGAGTAAAAACGGGCTACTAAGTGACAATGAACTTGATAGCTGGGAAAGCACCTATGAAAACTACATACCATTAAAAGGCTTTGCTAACGATGAAGTGGACAGTAGTGGCAAGGGTATCCCAAGAGCAGGGCAAGGTTTTGCTATTCGTGGTAATGAGTCAATCAGGGCGCTAGGTCGCAGAACAATGGCCGCAAGCCCGTCAACGCAAGTTATCCAAGACTTAACCGAGTCAATCATTCGTCATAGAAAAAATGAAGTGGGCAATGCGTTTCTTAAGCTTGTTAACGGCAATCCAAATAAAGAGTTCTGGCAAGTATTTACTGACAGCAACCCTGAAATTGACAGACGTTACAACAAGCAAACGGGGCGCGTAGAAGAAACCAGAATGCCTATGGCTATGATGGCAGATCAATACTTCACAACGAAAGTCGATGGTGAAACGCATTACATTAAGATAGAAGATCAGCGTTTAATGAGCGCAATGAAAAACTTAGGTGTTGATAAAAGCAATGGTGTTGTTCAAACGTTGGGGACAATCAACCGCTATCTATCGACAATCAACACAAGTTTTAACCCTGAATTTGTTATCTCCAACATGGCGCGTGATGTTCAAACGGCGGTATTTAACGTATTAGCTGAACAAGACTTGCCACAAGGAAAAATCAAAGGCAAAAATATTGCTAAGGATATGGTCAAAGGTTGGGTCCATGCGCGTAAAGGTATATCGCTAAGTTTATCGAATAAAAAAATAGAGCGGGACAGTAACGGCAAGCCGACAACTAAAGCGGGTGAGTATCAAGAGTTGTTCGAGCAGTTCAGACAAGATGGCGCCAAAACGGGTTATTTTGATATGAAGGATATGGACCAGCAAGTCAGTGAAATTAACAACATGCTTGAAATGTCTAGCGACTCTAAAAAAGGTGCAGTATTAAGGTTCGCTAAAAAAGCCGGTGACTTTATCGAAAACGCTAACCAGGCGGTAGAAAATGCGGTGAGGTTAAGCGCATATAAAGAAGCCATTGATGCAGGGATCAGCAGACAAAAAGCAGCAAGTTTGGCCAAAAACTTAACGGTGAACTTTAACCGTAAAGGTGAAGCCGGTACCACAATGAATGCGCTTTATATGTTCGCTAATGCCAGTGTACAAGGTACGGCGCAATTTTTACGCAGCATGCAAGGTTACCGCGACACCGAGGGTAACTATAAATTTACTGGCGCACAAAAAGCAGCCGCAGGGTTTGCCGCTGCCGGTTTTGCTTTAGCGGCCATTAACCGAGCCTTTTCAGATGAAGATGATGATGGTGTCAGTTTTTGGGACAAAGTACCTGATCATGTAAAAGAGCGAAACATTGTCGTTATGAAGTCTGTTTTCGGCCAAGATGATAAGCCTGGTGATTATTATTCGATACCGCTACCTTACGGCTATAACATCTTTAGCGTGTTTGGCACATCGGCCGAGAGTGTGGCCCAGGGAAATAAAACAACAATTGAAGCATCAAGTAATATTGTTGGCGCCTTAATTGGTTCATTCTCGCCTATTGGTTCACAAGGCAGTGGTAGCACGATCAATGGTGTGGTCAAGTCTATTAGCCCGACAATTATTTCGCCTTTTGTACAGCTAGCCGTAAACGAAAACTTTTATGGTGGCAGTATTTATCGTGAGAATTACGAGTTTGGCACTCAACGACCTGATAGTTCACTCGCTAAACGTGGTACCCATGAAGCTTACAAGGCAGTTGCCTCATGGCTAAACGATGCTACTGGTGGTAGTTATTATCGTAGTGGTGTTATTGATATAAACCCTGAAGTATTCGCGCATTTAATCGATTTTACTACAGGTGCCGCCGGAACATTTGTTACACGAACAGCAAATGCCGGTGCAAAATTATCGAAAGGTGAGGATTTTGATTCTAGAGAGGTGCCTTTTTATCGCAAACTTAATGGTGAGGTTAATGATAGTTGGGGTGATCAAGATAAATTCTACGAGCGCGGTAACCTAATAAAGCAATCGTTTGACGAGTACAGCTCATTAAAAGGCAGTGACCGCAATGAGTTTAAACGAGAAAATAAAGGTAAGTTAGTTATGATCAATCACGTTAAGGTCACTGAAAAACAACTAACCGCATTAAGAAAGCGCTATAGAGCGGTAGAAGCAAGCAAAACGATTTCAGCTAGCGCCAAGATCAAACAGCTTGAAACTATCAGAAAGCATCAGGACCGATTAGTCGATAAGTTTAACTTGAGGTACAACACTATGAATAAATAATGGTGGCGAGGGTGCTTGCTATGACTAGCACACCCCACATTATCCAAAGCGCATATGTTAGACGTTGTAAGTATTTTCTTTTCATACGTCTATCATAGGCTTTATATCGAAAAATGCAAAACACTAAACCTATGGGGATATTCACTACATCGACAAGCCTTGCTCTGCTAGTTTATCGACTATCTCTGTCATCATCATTTTAGTTACCACTTTGTCTTGCAGCAGTGCTAGCATGCCATATCCTTGCAAATGATCTAAGGTCCGAATACTCCTTCCCTGTAAAGCCATGCTAGTTTCAGGTGTAAGTTTGAGAGTGCTAGTATATACAGTGTCAGGGCCACCACTGACTAACTTTAGTCCATAACTAGATAATAATGCCTCTACGTCGGTAAGCGATGATTTACCGAACCCCTCAATCGTTAATAGTTCGAGACTAGAACATAATAACAAGTGGCGTAGTGTGAAAATTCCTTGTTTAACCAGGTGGTTTTTAGTTCTTGCTGTCAAGTCTAAATCTTCAACAGGCATACTTTCGTCGAAGCCACTAGCGTTAGCTGGTTCTATTTTGCTTTCACTTACAAGGCTTTGTTTTTTAATGTCCATCAAAAGCTCGAACATGCCGTTCATATTATCAATGGCTTCTTTTATCCAGTAGGTTTTTTCGCTTGAGTAATCTAAGTCCTCAGTTAATTCCTTAGCTAGTTCGTCAAGCGATTTACAGATAACACCATTATCCGCAAATTTTGGTATTTCATTTAACAGATCAGGTAATTGCTTTTTCATTTTTATTTCCTTAGTCATTACACATACAAGGCATATCCGAGCCAACATTTAGCTCAGGGTTTGATATTACTTCGCGCCACGAATAACTACGGCCTAGCCCCCTAACCTTTGATGGGGTCCATATTTTTTCAATAGAAACATAAGCAACAGGTTCGGGCTGCATAAAATCAAGATCAAGACCTCCCCCTTTGACATTTACCTCAATGTCACCAAGTAGAAAATCAACCTCTTTTTTATCCATATCGGCGATGATACCTATTAAAGAATCATCCTCTATGCGCCGTAATAACTTAGCATCTATATGCCGCCCCCTGGCATTGTCCGACTTTAAAAAAGCATCTTCAACTTCTAAAGCCTTTTTTAAAGCTTCAGGTTCGTTAAGTGCCATTTCTCTAATTTCTGGCGCTTTCATGTTAGGACACATATAACAGCTACTTTTTATCGGCAAAGGTAGTGATGATTTTTTTATTATCTCTATACAATCATCACGGTCAATATCCCAATCCATGAGCGGATAAATCACATTGTATTTATCGCAATCAGCATCTTTTCTTCGATGATCCTCACCAGCATCAAAACCAACAACCCTTGTTATCTTGTTTTTGATATCAGTGAGCTTTCTATATTTCCCCCATGCTTCTTTAGCCGGTAAGTGGTTATTAATAAAAATATCAACTTGCTCAACCTTGAAGCGTAACGAACAGCTTTTACCTGCAAAAGCTGGGGGTGGTAAAGTGGAGGATTTAAGGCATAGTTCATGGAGCTTAACTTGCTCCTTTGTTTTTCCGTCACGCACATGACAGCGTTTTATTTGAGGCCAACCAATAGAGAGTAGCCAATTATTTATAATGGTTAAATGTTGGTAAGTTCTTTCGCGCTCTGATCCTGTGTCAGCAAAGACAATTAAATCAGGTTTTTTTAATCCGCGAGAAAACCATTCTAATATCAGTGCGGTGAAATTAACCCCACCACCACAAGTTAAAACGGTAAAGTTGTTTTGCTGTAAAGCCTGTTCAGTCGTTAGCATGGGAACCCTTTTTGATAATATTACTATGTAATCAACTCTACATGATTAATATGTAATCATCAATATAAATTACTATGTAATCAGTATTTAATTTGATAAAGTATTTGTAATGGTTCAAAAGTAGAGATTAACACATTGGTAAGCGATGAACGCAAGAGGCAAATAGCCGCCGCTGTAAAAGCACATAGAGAAAAGCAGAAAAAGGAGTCTGGTAGAAAACAGGTTCCTTTAATGCTGACTGATATTGATCGCGAAAATATGTCTACTATAAAGGAAAGGGAGGTCAGTGTTAAAAATCAGGGTGAAGCTGTTAGTGCGGCTCTCTCTGAATACGTGAAAAAGTACGACAGCTAAAACCCGAAGTTTACCCTGAAATCATCGGTGCCAGATCGGTGCCAGATCGGTGCCATAAAATTTTTTGCCCTGTATGTATGATCATGATGATCATACGATCAGTTTTGGCCCTTTCAGCCCTTTAAAAATGTATCGGTGCCAGATCGGTGCCAGATTAAATGTAGTTACAGTGTAGTTGAGGTGCGTTTTATATGAAAAAACCCTTTAAAAACAAGCGCTTTTAAAGGGTTTTGTGTGGTGGAGCGGGGGGGAATCGAACCCCCGTCCGAAAAGCCTACATCCTTGGTACTACATGCTTAGTCGATCATTTATTTAACCACTTGGACGCCAACCG